CTGAAGGTTGAGCTTCAGGTTGTTGGCCTGAATCTCCGTGAGGCTCGGGTTGCCGATCAGCTTCCTCGCTCCTGCCACGTACTTGGGATCCGGTCGCCGGCCGCTGAGCAGCAGGACGAACTGGAACTTGCCAGCCTGAATCGAACGACGGTTGTTGTAGTCGATCAGGTCTCTGAGCTTCGGGCTCTGCACCTCACGCAGGAGGGCTTGACCCACGAGGTTGCGGATCGAGTGACCCTTCCCCGTGGGCTTGCCGATGGTCTGGTTCTTGCCGCTCAGCGCGTCGAGAACGTCGAACATCGGGAGCACCTCAGCCGTGATGAGCTCGTCCATCTCCTGCGAGTTGATGATGTCCGGGTTCATACCCGTGTCTCGCACGAAGACGGTCTTGGTCTGCGTCTTCGCTGTCGCAGAGTTGCGGATGTCCGGCACCATGATGTTCAGGAGCCGGTCTCGAAGCGCCTCGTCGTAGGTCGAGACGCTGTTGCTGGCCGCGATGAAGAACACGCGGGGCAGCTGGAAGCCTGCGACCCTGCGGCTCGTGAGAATGTCGAGCATCCCGTTGTAGACCTCCGGGAACCCACGCATGAACTCATCGAGCAGCACGATGTCACCGTCCTTGAGACGGGTCCACATCGGGTTGTGCAGCAGCTTCAGCAGGACGTCGTGCTCGACGCCGTCCGTGCTGGTGCTCGGCATCTGTACGCCCTCGAGTTCGAGAGGCGAGATGCGAGCGACGTTGAAGATGTGGAGGTTGACCTCCAGCATGGCAGCCAGCTCTTCGAGCATGCTGCTCTTGCCCACTCCCGGAGGACCCACGAGGTGTGGGATGGGGCTACGCACGTCCAACGCCTGGTAGGCGTAGTACATGCGGATGATCTTGTCCATCATGGTGAGTGATTCCTTCTCTAGCCATTCGGCTCTGCGAGTCTTCGTGTATTGCTTGAACATCGAGATGTCCATAGCCTTGATCTCGGTCATCGTGATGGTGAACGAGAGACCAGGGAGCTGCTCATCTGTGAAGACGAGTAGCTCACTGACCTTGCCGTTGAAGTCTTGGTACTCGTACTTGAGTCCCAGCTTCTCTACGTCATCGTGATAGATGGCGCCTGTGACCCTGCCCATGTTTAGTTGTGGTGGGTCAGGCCCCTGCTCTCCCCTCAGTGAGCAGGGACCTGACCCTCTCGGCTAGGCCGCGACGATCTCGAGGCCCTCGCCGACCCAGATGACCTGGTCCGTCGTCGGGTTCTCCTCGATGATGCGGAGGACGGCGGAGTCGTTCGTCAGGGTGACGTCGATCTTGCCCTGGCCGGCGACGCTCTTCACCGCGTCGGAGACGTGGTAGATGAAGCGCTCGTCGGTCGTGCCGGTCTGGACGGCGCTCTTCAGCGCCTCGGCTGCCGCCTTGATGGGCGCGTAGAAGTCGCGCTCGGCCTGCTCGTACGCCTCCTGCGCCTTGGCGACGGTGTCGCTGCCGCGGAGGTTGTCCAGCTGCGCGCTCGACAGGACCGTGCGGCCGATGATGCCGTTGACGTCCGTGCCCTCGACGAGGACGCGTGCGCCAGCGAGCTTGGTGGTCTTGAACTGAGTGGTCATGGCTGACCCTTTCCTTGTGAGTGATGGTGAGTTGAGATGATCGTCCCACTCCTTCTATTCTACCTCGGGCCTCCGACGTTCCTAGCGGTACGCGTTGCGGGTGGTAGTCATGTGAAGGGTGTGACAGCTGTTATCCAGCTAGAGCGAACGAACGGTCGTAGTAGATCCCGTGCGCGTCGATCGCCTTTCGGATGTTGCCTTCTTCCGTGCTGCGGAAGGCAGCGTGCGTAGTCGGGTCCTCGTGGATCCAGTACGCGTTGCCCTTCCTGTCCCAGGTGAGGTACCAACCGTTCTCATCCTTGTCGAGGATGAGCGGCCAGTCAAGGACTAGCGGAGTAGGGATGTCCACCACGCAGAAAGCCCTTGGCCTTCGCCCGGCGGATGACCTCACTCGGGCTTGGCCGAGAACCCCTCTCGATCAGGCGATCCTCGCTGTCGATCGCGGCACACTGGCAGTGTGCAGCGGGGTCCTTGCGCTTGGGACAACCGTGACGGTGTGCGTCGTCGGTCATGGGAGCAACCCCAATCTCTTGAGCGTGATGATGATCTGCATCCCGCGAGGCCTGCCACTCCCGGTGGATCCGGGTCGTGGTTGCAGGTTTCTCGGGATCCACTTGGCGTAGCGCGCGTACGGGTTCATGCCCTGCTTGTACGCTGCCTCCACGTCGTCGTACTCATTGAGCACGTCACGCAGGAGGAGCTCGTACTCCTTCTGGGAGAGCGAGCGCCCGACCTTGAAGCTGGACCCCGGCCCTGCGCCGAGGTCTGTCTTGACGAGGTCGAGCAGCTTCTCGGCGAACGCCTTGCTGATGACGATGGCTGGCTTGCCACCGTCGATGAGCGGTTCCTGGTTGAGCTCGATCTCGAGCTGTGCCCGGATCTCGGCGAGTTGCGCTGGCGCGTAGCCGAAGTCCGGTGGCTCGTCGATCCACTTCATCCCTGCGTTCTGGACGTTGGAGTACTGCCCGAGAGCGGCAGTGTTAGTGTTGTGGGAGCTGTTGTTCGTCAGCTGAGCGACAGGGCTGCTGACCGCCAAGTACTTCTCTATGAGCGTTCGTTGGTACTCGTTGCTCATGAAGTTGGGCACCGTCGTTGCCGGAGCGTCCATCAGGTCCATGAGCTCGGAGGCCTGCTCCGCGCTCATCTCCGTGTGGACTGCCCGCTTCTTGACGGGGAACTTGACCTTCCTGTCCTCCGGCTGTCCAGTCGGAGGGTGGTACGGCAGGTCGTCGTCGTACGGGTTCACTCGAGTCCCTCCATCAGCGAGTCGAGGTTGTCCTTCTCCATCGTTGCGATCTCCTTCGCTACGCGTCGGAGCTCTGCGATGTCGTTGTCTTCGACAGCGATCGCGATGCTCTGATAGATGCTGCCGAGCGTGAGCTTGTCCTTGTCGCTCTTGCTCAGCAGGTAGTTGCTGACCTGGACGTAGCCGACCAGCAGGTCCTCACGGACCAGCGTCAGGTCGTACCCGTAGTCGTGGTACTTGACGTACCGGCCTACCTCTCGGAGCCCTTGGTACTGGCTGATGAAGCCGTTCCGCCAGCTGGTGCGGCGGATCGGCAGCAGTGGCAGTGGCCCGTTGAGGTCCTGACCGGGGTAGAAGAACGAGCGCATGTCTCTGAGGAGACCGTCTCGCGCGTCTATCCCGATGGCCAGGAACCCGAAGTCGAAGCTCTCGATCACCTGACTCAGGCTGGTGGTCGGATGACCGTCCACCAGCTTGTAGATCACGTTGACCTCGATCCCCCCCTGGGTGAGCTTCAGGCTGTTGGTGTGCCACTTGTTGAAGCCGTGCTCGAGCCATCGAGTCCACACTCGTTCGTGTGTCTCATCGATGACCCAACCGGCTGAGATCAGTCGTTGTGCCGCAGCGATCAGGCTGTTCTGGCTGCTGCAGAAGACGTCCACGTCGCTGTAAGCGTCGGGGCCGACCACTGCAGAGTAGGTGTCCGCGGCAACGGCACTCCCCGCGAGGAACGCAGGGAGGCCGTTGACCACGGACAGCACGGCCTGAATCGCGCGATCGGCCGTCGGCCGGATCACGCTCGCCATGCTACTCGGCGACGGCGTCGTCGAGGGCGTCGGCGTACGACTGCCCCTCGTTCGGCGTCTCGACCTCGAGGCCCGACGCGACCCGGAGGTCGTGGACCTTGGCGGAGGCACGCTCCTGCAGGCCCTGCCAGCGTGCGAGCTGGTTGTTGGCGCGCTCGAGCTCTGCCTCGGCGCCGGCCAGCTGTCGCTTGCTGGTCTCGGCCTTCTTGGCGACGGCCTCGGCGAGCAGGCGCTCTGCGCGCAGGACCGGGTCCTCCCGCGGGACGACCGGCTTCTTCGGTGCCGACGAGTCGGCTGCTTTCTTGGCGACCATTCGGTCTCCTCCTTCTGTCTGACTAGGATTGTTTGACAGTGTTCCACGGCGTGGAACTCCTCCCATCATCGCGCCTAGCCGCAATGATGGGAGGAGGTGTTGGCAGTTGGTATAGCGGTTACTGCCGTCCGCTGCTAGTAGTTCTCGCTGATAGCTCAACGCTGACTGATACCCAGGCAGACGCTTCTGATAATGCTCAGTGATAGGCGGCGTCCCCATAGTTACTGCTTAGCTCGCTAGGTAGCGGGCTCTTCTCATATCGACGGGTGGGATGAAACCAACGTCGTGAGGGTCTTGATGGTACGTCTGACGAGCAGTGTCTAGCCCACATATGGTTAGACACTGCTCGTCAGGGCTTGATGACCGCAGGATTCCGTCGTTGATCAGACGACGTGCGGGTTACCCAGTGGTCCAGGCTACACTTGCTCATCTCGTACGAACAGGCCTGGTCCTGTTCAGAGGGTCTGTGTTAGCCCGGCTCCCTTGATAAACGCAGGAGCCGGGCTCTTCCCGTGAGACAGATCACCGATGGCCGCGCTAGAGAGCTCCCTGTAATCAGCAGGTACGGTCCCCAGGGTCGAGCAATCTGACTGTCAAGTTCACGAGGGTCTAGGTGCAGGCCCAGCATCGCTTCGACAGCCACTCATCGCTGAGCGGGTCGAAGATCAGCTGGACTTCCGTGCCGTGGCACGAGTCACAGACGTCATGCAAGGGCATGAGCTGTCCGTTCTGCAGCAGGCTGTCATCACGCTTCGGCACTGGGGCACCATCCCTCGTGCTCGTCCCCGATGTCGGCGCCGCAGGCGCAGAGGATCCGCTGCGGCTTGGTGGCCACGATCAGGTCGGCGATGAGCTCCTGGTACTCGGGCGACCGGCCATGCCGGATCAGCTCGAGCAGCTTGGCGTGCCGCGTGGCACACGCGTAGAACGTCCGTCCCAGCTCGATGGCAGCGTCAGCGAGGCTGAGCTCGGTGGTCAGCAGGAACAGGTCCTCTTCCTCCTCCCAGCGCTGCTTCCCGTTGACCGCGTGCTCCAGGCTGTTCTCCTGGTAGCGTGCGATGTTCCGAGTGGCAACGGCCATGAGCTCTGCACGTCGCTCGTCAGTGAGCTTGTCCCAGGTAGAACCGGGAATGCGATGACGGCTCATGCCGGAAGGGCCTGGAACGCGAGAACGATGAGGATCGCTGTGGCCAGGCCACTCGCGTACCCCACGATGAAGCCGACACGACCCCAGTTCCACTGGAAAGTCGTCTTGATGTTGGTCTTGTTAGACCTCGTCTTGATGGTACTCACTGTAATCTCTCTTTCGTAGATTCTCTCTTGAAGAAATATTCATTTCTCCTTTGTCTTCCTAAAATAGTCTTTCTATTTGGAGTGATAGCCATCACTCGGTCCTAGCCAGGACCTGTCAACAGCTGTTACACGACGCTAGCCAGCGTCACTTGTGTGCGAGACCAAGAGAAGATCGATGCCTCTCTCCCACCATTTTGAGGTGGAAATCTTGTAACGAAAACGTAACGAAAACGTAACGAAACGGTAACGAAAGCCGTAACGAGAAGGTGCTGCAGCGTGTGGTCAGACCACGTAACGAAACTCCCAGGGGTAGTTTCGTTACGTTTTCGTTACGTTTTCGTTACGAGCTTGCCCATGTCTCGCATGGGAAGTTGGGCTCGTAACGAAGTAACGAAAAACCTTTGGGTAAAGTTGGTGAAGAGGTAGTTGAGGTTCAGAATGGGCCATAAAAAGTTTGGCCCTAAAAAGTTCGTTACTTCGTTACGACCCGTACGGACTGCCCGTAGTCGGGCCCTGCGTACCAACTACCCTCCCGCCACCGCCTGCGTCGAGGCGCCCTCCCCCTGAGTGGGAGAGCTGAGAGAGGTACGAGCGAGGCTCGACCCTACACTAATGAAACAATCACATGCTGCTCCATCCACTATGGGATGGAACAGTGAGTGATGAGCTAGAAACATCGTGTAACGATGTTGATAAAAATAAACGTTGTGAAACAACGTATATAGATTGCTAATGCAATCATAGTCAATGCTAATGAATAGCATTCCACACATGTATCGTCTAGTGTGTGCCGGTCGCTCAGTAGCCTGAGCGCAAGCGTCACGCGACTAGATGAAGATCTTTTTGTACGGTTATTTTACTCGTCTCATGTGCGAGAATGCTTAAAAAAAGCATTGACTTAGATTGATAAAAATAGAGTTGGACCCCTTGCGGGATCCAATTCTATTCTAGCTCTGGTAGAACGCGATGCGTGCCTCATGCCGCTTGATTGCGGCCTCGTTGACGGTTGCACCGTTGGGCTGTGCCTTGAGTTCGCGGATAGCGACCTCGTGCTTCTGCACAGTGGGCTCGTAGCTCTCTTCCAGAGATGCCACGAGTGCCTTCTTGAGTTCCCGTGTTGCGGGATCTCGCTGCTCGAGCATCTGCTGCTGCTGAAGTTCCATGAACTTGGTCATGTCGAAACCGAATGCGGCCATTGTCTTGCTCCTAACGTAGTTGGTGATACCAAAAATAGTTGATGATCCCCGAAGGGACCATAACCATTTCTAGACGAGGCCTTCCTGTACCAGGTATTCGTTGACGAGATGCGGTGCATCGATGTTCAGCGTGTGGATTGCATCTGCGTGAGACATAGTTGAAACAGTCTGAAGCGTGGTAGCCATGATTTCTCCTTATTGATTCCTAATTCCAAAAATTGATTACTAAAACAAGTGTCACACTTATATCTATTGATTTAACTATGACATGCTTACATATACATATATATATAGGGGGTATATGATTGTTTATATTGTTTCATTAGTATTATAGGATCTGCCCAGAAGAGTTCCCGTAAAACCGTAAACCGTGTTACTATCGTCATACGCGGTATGGGCAGGCAATCTAGTAGCGGTCGGGCCGAGACGTCGGAGACCGAACCTGGAGGGACTGTTCGCCGCCGAACAACGCTCGGCTGCACCCCGTTTCGTCGGGTTGCCGCCGAGCGTTGTCATCGGAACGGCTGGAAACAGGGTATGATAGGACCAGTCCAGTTGTAGGAGCCCGAGGGGGACGTGTGGCCGGTTGGCGTGACAACATCGAGCAGATTCAGTCTGACGCCGCCGTAGCAGCCCCCACCGGCCTGCAGCAGGAGCTCCCCGGTGCCGAGACAGGCTGGCGCGGGAACCTCCAGGCCCTCCAGAGTGGTCAGCCCCGCTCTGCGTCGTGGACCACGGGAGGGCGCCAGGGCGGCCAGCAGAACGGCTGGGACACTGAGTTCTACAACACGATGTACGCCCAGCAGGACGAGGAGCTCGAGAAGGGCACGCTCGGCAACTGGCAGGCCCGCAGTGACTACACCGGGATCTCCATCTACGACGGCCGCAAGGACGCGACCGGTCGCGCGGTGGAGTTCGGCGACGTGTACGACAAGGGTCAGTTCAAGGGGAACATCCTCAAGGGCTCCGGCGGGTACGACGAGGACCAGGCGTACCAGGTGCTACTGTCCCTCATGCCCGTCGACCCGGAGGAGGAGCGCCGGACCTACGCGAAGAGCCAGAGCGACCCCACCGCGGTGAAGACCACGGTCGAGGCGGCGCGGAAGCGGCTCGCGAGAGAGTCGGAGCAGGCGGCCACCCGCGACCTGTACAACAAGAACGTGGCCGACGTCAAGGAAGACTGGCAGAAGAACACCGGCGGCGGTGACGCGACCCTCGTTGCGGCTGCTGGCGGTCTCGGCGGCGCGGTCCTCGGTGCTGCAGCCGGTGCGGGCATTGGTGCGCTGTTCGGCGGTATCGCTGCCATTCCCGGCGCGGTGATCGGCGGCGTGCTCGGTGGCCTCGGGCTCGGCACGGCCGGAGCGGCGACGGCCTGGATGAACCAGGACCAGATCATCGACCAGGCGGCACGAGCGTCCGTTCAGACCGGGATGGCCGAGCGCGACTACGGCAACGGTCTCGCGACCGGCCTGCGCCAGTGGGGTGGGGTGGCCGGTAGCGCCATCGCTCCCACGACGAACCTGGTGCAGGGTGTCACGGACCTCGTGGCCGGCGAGGTCGGCGACGACCACGCGGCGTACTACGAGATCGAGCGCGACTGGACGCTGACGGCCCTCGGCATGGGAGCCGGGTTCGCCGACGCGGCCCTGCAGTTCTCCAGCGGCCTCGGCGCGAGCCTCTACATGGGCACGATGCTGTCGACCACGGTCGGTGGCGTCGGGCAGCTGGCGCTCAACCAGAACGACGAGAACCGCGGCTTCGCGACGGGCGCCACCTTCGACGACCGGACGGGAACGTTCCACGCCCCGGAGGACCCGCTGCAGTGGGCCAGCGCGATCGGCGCTGTCGGCATCGACGCCGTGCAGCTCGGTGGAGCGGGCGCGATCTACCGGAGCGCGGCGCTGCTCGGTTCCAAGCGCGGCGCGATGAGCGCGACCGGAGAGGCGACCCAGGTCCGCAACGGTCTGCTGGACAAGATCGCCGCGCACCAGAGGAGCACGGAGACCATCGCCGGTCGCGTCTTCAAGAAGGACGCCGACGGCAACGTCATCAGCAGCCGCGCCAGCATGACCCTCCTCGCCCCGAGCGAGGCGGTGCAGTGGATGAGCGCGCGAGCCTCCGCCCTGCGACAGAAGGCCCAGGGAGCTTCGCTGCAGCCCGACGACCTGTACCAGGCCGCTCGCCAGCTGCAGAGCGGCGCGAACCCGGTGAAGCAGGCGCTGATCAACGGCTTCGCGGAAGGCTCGGAAGAGGGCGTGCAAGCGATCCTCGAGCCGCTGAGCCACGGTTGGACTGCCACGCTGCCGGAGATCGCAGAGGCTGCAGCGATGGGCTTCGCCACCGGGGCGGGCATGAGTGCGGGGGCCCGCCTCGGTCGGACCAGTCCCGACCAGCGCGACTACGACCAGGCCAACTCCCTCCGGGAGATCGCCGGGGTCGGCCGCTACACCCCGCAGCAGTGGAAGAAGCTCAGCGCCGGAGAGAAGGCGATCGCCCGCGACGGCAGCCAGATCCTGGACAGCGTTCTCAAGGACGCCGCCAACAAGGCCGTCGTCGGGCAGGAGGAGGTGGAGGTCGACTCGCAAGCCGCCCTCCTGCGCCGCACCGACGCCATCCGAGCGGTGCAGGCCGCAGAGGCGAAGAGCGCCTCTCCCGCCCTCGACACCACGATGCTCGTCACGCTGCACTCCTCGACGAGCACCCCTGCTCGCGCGATCGTCAGCAGCCTCGAGACCGCCATCGGGAACCTGACCCGCCACGGCGAGGGCCTGATGCAGGCCGCCGTCGAGGCGAGCGACCCGGTGAAGAAGCAGCAGTACGGCGAGATCGCCGCCGCGAACGTCGCCCTGCTGAACAAGATCTCCGCCGACGCCGAGATCGCCCGCAACGGTGCCACCTTCGCGGATCGGTCCGCAGCGACGCAGCGGATCAACGCCGAGTTCCAGGCGGCGTGGCGCTCCACCGAGCTGCCGATCAACCGCGCCGTCAGCCTGATGTTCTCCCGCGACCCGCAGGACAACACGAACAGCGGCGTCGTCCTCTTCCCGCAGATCTCGGAAGTGCTCAGCGAGTACGGCCGCAACCTGACCGACGGCCGCAACGGCAACGGCGTGCTGCAGGTCGGTGCCGGGATCCTACAGGGCACCACGATGGACTTCGACGGTGATCGCCTGCGGCTCCGCGCTCACCTCGTGCTCGACGACAACGCCTACGTGAAGGCCCGCAACGGCAGCACCGTCCTCGGGTTCGCCGAGAAGGGCGGCGTCAACGTCGGTACGCGCGACTTCGAGAAGACGATGGGCCGCAAGCTCGCCGTCGCGGCCGGAGACCCGACCGACGTCAACAGCGTGCTGGCCGGCCAGACGCTCGACACCCTGAAGATCGAGCTGCTGCGCGACCTGGGCACCTACCCCGGCATCGAGAAGCACGTCGACGACCTGATCACGGCCATGAAGGCTGGCGTGGACACCGCCAAGCAGGACTTCATGCGCGTCATCGCTCAGACCGACCCCGACGCGATCCGCGACATCGGTCAGAACGGCACTCCCGGCCAGCCGGGCATGATCGACCCCTGGCTCGAGATCATCGACCCCGCCTACATGCGGGCGCTCGAGACCTACCGGGACTCCGCGGCTCGCCCGCCGGTCGAGATCAACACGACCAGCCCGGTCAAGGGCAACCCGCTCGCCAACGCCTACCCGAACCAGGGCTCCCGCAGCGCGGCGACCCCCGGCTCGACGATGGCGACCCAGTCTCCCGGCATCGAGCCGATCCGCCAGTTCATGGGACTGCACTACGGCGAGTACCGCTCCAGCGTGGACGCCGCCCGCACCAGTGGCGAGATGAACAGCATCCGCGAGAGCCTGGTCATGTGGTACGAGGCGATCACGGGCGGCATGCTCCGCTCCGCCAAGGAGAACGTGCTGGCCAAGGACGAGGTGACGCAGGAGACCCTGCGGATCCTGAACCGTCTCTCCGACGCCTACGCTCCGGACGTGGCTCCCCGCTCCCTGCGCAGCTTCTCCATCTCGGGACTCACCGTCCCGAACGTCGACCGTCACGGCACCGACCACGGCGGCTACATCAGCATCGCGCAGGCGGTCCTCCGCGACGTGGCCGAGCGCTACGAGCAGCGGGACGCTGGCGTGCTCGACGCGCTGCCGGAGCTGCAGGCCAAGTACCGCGCCTACAAGAGCGCGAGCAGCTACCAGGCGTTCGTCGAGGTCTTCGACTCCACCCCGCTGATGCAGATCCTCGGGACCGGCGCCGCCAACTTCGGCAACGTGACGGTCGGCCAGGCCGCTCGCATGTACCGCAACTGGGACGCGCCGACCCGCGAGAAGGCTCGCGAGGAGCTGAAGCTCGACGGTCGCTACTCCAAGGCCATCCACCACGACCTGCCGTACAACATGAACGACTTCGCCAGCGGCGCGATCAGCGAGTACCAGATCGTGGTCGACTCCTTCATCGGGTTCGCCGACAAGCAGCTGGCGGTGGACCAGAAGACCGGCGAGATCCACGGCATCGAGGCCGAGCGCGACGACCAGGCGGTCGAGAGCCTGGAGCAGAGCCTGGGTCGCTTCAAGCGCGCGCTCACCGAGTTCGAGGCGCTGTACGCGAGCGGCCGGAGTCGCCGCAAGCTCAGCCCCGAGGCCCGCGAGCAGGCGTTCATGCGAGCCCTCGACCAGAACCAGTCGGCGGGTCGCGCCCTGTTCGCGGCGTTCCCGGACGAGGTCGCCAACGTCCTGATTACCCCGGTCGCGGGTGGCAAGGTGACGCTGGCGAAGTGGTTCTTCCAGATGCTGACGGCCTCCACCGAGCAAGAGGCCGCGATGATCTACTTCCGGGAGAGCTTCTACGGCAAGCTCCGCGCCTTCGACGCCCTGGACGACACGCGCAACAGCCCCGACACCCTGCTGCAGGTGTACATCGAGCTCCGCCAGATGGGGACCGACGCCCTGCGGATGGACTTCGACCGCCTCCTGCTCACCTCCACGAGCATCAAGCAGTTCCGCCGGGACCTGAACAAGCGCCTCGTGTTCGATCGCGCTCCGATCATGGCGTTCTACCGGGACGCTGCAGCGTTCGACGCGGCACAGACCACGGGCGGGTGGCAGCTCAGCCAGCCCGGCGCCCAGCAGCGCGAGGCCCTGCGTGCCCTCGAGACCGCCTCCGCCAGTTTCGTAAAGGCGGCAGAGCGCGAGAAGACCGTGCAGGACGGCGACGCCGTGATGGTCGAGCAGATGCTCGCCAACCCGAACCACCCCAACTGGGCGATCCTGGAGAAGCGCCTGGCACAGGCCGAGCGCCTCAACGGGGGTATCGGCCCGCAGGAGATGCTCGCCGCCGCGATGGCAGCGGGCCTGGGGTTCTACCCGGACGCCACCGACAAGGGTGCAGCCAGCTCGTTCTTCGCCGCCTTCGGCCACAACTCGGCGCGCGGCGAGACCCGCACCTGGGGTCACGGCCCGAAGAAGCTGATCGAGGCGTTCCTCTCCGGCAACGATCGTGACATCTCCCGTAACCCGAACGTGATGAGCCGCGGACAGCGCCTCATGGACCGTCAGGGCCGGAAGATCACCTGGACCCGCCCCGACGCGCGGCAGTTCCTCGAGCTGTGGCGCGACCCGCAGATGACTCCCCTCCTGCGTGCCACCATCTTCCCCAGCGTGTGGACGAACCCCGACGGTGACCAGCTCAGCCAGAAGATGCTGGTCGGCCAGTCGCTCACGGAGCTCCTGGAGAACACGACCTACACCAGGATCCTGACCGGCACCACCGACCAGGACATCATGAGCTACGTCGCGATGGCAGACTCCCTCGCGCCGAACTACGGCGAGAGCTACCCGCTCTACCGCATGGGCCAGGACCTCTTCACCGCCCGGATGGCCAGCAAGCGAGCCCGTACGCCCGACGAGGCGGAGCGCGAGCTGATGCAGGCGTTCCGGGACGTCGTGACGGTCGCCCGTCGTGCCGCCGACATGCCGCCCGAGCTGCTGCAGAGCGACTTCCTGGACATCCTGACCGAACTGGAGAGGGCTACTCCGCTCTCCAGCATGGAGCACGAGTTCAGCAAGGTCGTCCTCGCCAGCTTCGACAACCAGGTCAGTGACCTGCGCGACGCGGGCGCGTCCGCCACGGCGATCGCAGAGGCTGAGACCACTGCGGACGCCGTCGGTCGCATGCTCGGGGCGAACAACAACGAGGTCGGCGACGTCATCCGCTTCTACACGATCGACTGGTCGAGCCCCGACGCTTCCGCCAAGGTCGACGCGATCTACGACGAGATCGTCGCCATCCCCGAGCTCGCCGACAGCGTCGGTGGCAAGGACGGCGAGATGGTCCGCGAGATCGTCACCGAGGCGCGCGAGCGCGGTCGCAGCGGCCGGGTGCTGATGAGCACCGACGAGGCGACCGAGCACAAGTACTGGGAGGCTGCAGCGCGAGCGATCGCGCAGCAGAAGATCGACGCCCTGACGATCGCTGCAGTGAGCGGCCACCCCACCGCAGGCATCCCGGCGGGTAAGATCGCGGGTCGCGGCAAGTACTGGGACAGCACCTTCCGCTACCTGATCGAACCGATCACCAAGGAGAACAGCGGGCTCCTCTCCTCCCTGCGCGAGCTCCGCACCAACATCGTCGGCAACGTCGACAGCCAGAGCGGGCCGAAGGACCTGGCGATGGCCGTCCGCGCGACGATCTACCGGGAGCACTCGCTCGGCGACTGGAACCCGTACGTCGCTCTCGCCCACGTCGAGGGACAGAACCGCATCGACTCCTCCGGCGCGGGTGACCAGGTCGAGGGCGCCGGTATCGCCTACGACGAGGAGGCCGCGCTCTCCGCAGCCACCCGTCGCACGGACCTGGATCCCCTCGACCCGGCCAACAAGGTCACGGTCGCTCCCCGCCGCTACGAGATCAGCAGCGACGTGCTCCAGAACGACGACGCGATCCTGCAGGACGACGCCATCCGTGACGACAAGGGACGGGTCGCCCCGCTCCTGCTGCTGAACGGTCGGTTCATCCTGCCGACCGTCAGCATCACGGTCAACGGCCAGCAGATCTCGCTGAACCTGGGACACCCGAAGCCCGGCTACCACTCGCCGGCCACCGAGAACACCAGCCACTCCACGCTGCTGGCGACCACCATCCAGGCCCTCCGTCGCTCGATCGACGCCGCCCTGCCCGCTCCGGGAACCCCCTACACCCTGAACGTGGAGCTGCTGCACCCCGACGACCAGCCCGTCGGCGAGAAGTGGGCGAACAACGTCTTCTTCGAGGGCGTGCTCACCGAGAACGGTGGTGACTGGCACAACTCCCTGAACGGCGCGGCCTACTTCGCTCCGGGCGGTATCAACAGCAGCGAGCAGCGAGCAGCGCTCGACGCCGTGAAGAGCGCGCTGATGGCCGTCCGGCCACCGGACGTGCCCGGTCAGGAGGAGGTCTACGCCCTGGAGGACGTGAACGACCTCTCCGCCACGCTGCAGGCCAAGCAGCTCGAGATCTACCGCCGAAACAGCGGTCACGGCACGCTCGACCAGAGCATGGCCGTCGCGATCGCCAAGGTGCTGAAGAGCCACCACGCCGTGCGCGCCGAGTTCCAGCCGGACCCGGAGGGAGAGGTCCTCGTCTACCTCTTCTCCGCCGAGGAGGTGTTGGCGCACCAGGCCCTACACGGTCCCGGCACCTTCCCGGACGTGGCGGGCATCCCGACGCTCAACCACGAGCTCGTCGTTCTCAACACGGCGAACCTGCGGACGCTCATCGGGGACACCGGCACCCGCACCACCGTCCAGGCGTTTACCAACGACCTGACGATCGACTCCTCGAACGTCCGTCCCTGGACCGGTCAGTTCGACCAGGGCCACGTCCGCGAGGTCATGCCCGGACTGCTGGAGAGCGAGGAGGGCGACATCCGTACCTCCGCCCTCGTCTCCCGCCCGTACCTCTCGCAGCTGACGCTGCAGGAGACGCTCACTCCGAAGGCTCGGACGATGTTCAGCCAGAAGAAGCTCGAGCAGGGCGAGCGCCTCATCGTCGTCCGCAACGCTCGCGAGGGCCAGGGAGCGGAGCGCATCGCCGCCTTCACGGCGCGGAACTCGAAGCGCCTGGAAGAGGACAACGCCTGGCGGAGCAAGCTCCCCGTGCTGGACCTCCGGCAGGCGGGCTTCAACCACCAGCTGCCGACCGTCATCGACGAGACGACGAAGACCATCGTCGAGGCGAAGGCGTACAGCCAGTTCAAGAAGGTCCTGACCTTCGACAAGTTCCGGGCGCTGTGGTTCATGACGGCCGACACGTCGATCACGGGCGACCGCTTCAACGACGGCATCCTGCGTCGCATCGAGGACCTGGACGACGTCCGCTCGAAGGACGGTCGCGGGAACAACCTCGCGGCGGAGGACGGTCTGATGATCGACCTCCAGATCTTCGCGAGCTCGGCCGCCCCCGAGGTCGAGATGGGCCGCCTCTTCAACAAGGCCACCTCTCTCGGTCTGACGATCGTCCTCGTCAACGGCGTGCGCAAGGACCTGGAGTACACGGCTGGCCGCCTCCTGCGTGGCGAGTACGGCTACACCAACGTCCCCGGCAGCAGCACGATCTTCGTCGAGAACGACCGCAGCGAGCAGTACCAGACCGCCGAGGCCCACACCTCGATCCTGGGCGAGACCCACGCGATCGACGACGCGAGCGTCATCCTGAACTTCCACACCCGCGACATCCAGGGCGTGTGGGAGAATAGCAGCTACGTCGACGTCACCGCCAACGCCGCCCACGTCGAGGTCGAGAACGTCCGCGACCTGGTGCCGGTCGGCGCCTACGACTGGTTCGGAATGCCGCAGGACCAGGAGCAGCGGGCCGAGGTCCGCCGTCGCCTGCAGGTCATGCTCGACGACCCGCAGGGCCTGGTTCACCTCGCCCGCCTGACGGCGATGGCGAACGGTGAGGACGTCACGACCCTCGCGCCGGAGCGCATCCAGAAGCTCGCGAGCGAGATGAGCGAGCTGCTCACCTACGCGATCGAGAACTTCGACGACGGCACGGGCAAGCCGCGAGTCGGCTCCCGCCTGCGCACCGGAGACCTTGTCGCGATGATCGACCACCGCGGCCAGACCATCCTGTACCGCCACGGTCACAAGCCGCCGCGCGACATGCTCGACGTGACGCAGCAGCTCGAGCTCAAGTTCGAGGGAACGAACCCCGCCATCCCGACCGGCGGTGGCTGGGCGGTCTACGGCAGCGAGGCGCTGCCCACCGCCACGACCCACGACCTGACGATCCGCTCCTGGGACGAGAAGAGCCAGTACGGCCTCACCGTCCAGGGTGGCATCCCCCTCTCCGCGTACGGCCTGAAGAGCGCCTACGAGGAGAGCGGCATGAAGACGGTCGGCAAGCCGATCGACGAGGCTGACTTCGTTCCTCCCGTCAACGACGTGGTCACCGGTCACCGCATCCGCGAGTACACCTACCGCGACGACAACGTGAGCAAGGAGAACGTGCCGGGAGTCCTCGGCAACGCCCGCAACGCGATCACCCTGCTCGGAGCGAACTTCGCCCCGGCGATCGCGCAGACCCTGTTCAACATCACTCCCACCGAGTGGATGTCGATGAGCCGGGTCGACCAGGAGGTCCACCGCACGCGGGCGAACGAGCTGCTGCTGAGCATCAGCCGCGACTCCACCTACTCGCTGGCGATCGTCGACAAGCTCATCCAGAGCGACTTCTCGAACCCGATGAGCGACGGCAGCAAGGCGATCGAGCTCCTGCTGGCGAGCGAGCTGATGAGCCAGTACAACCTGGCTCCCGACCTCTCGACCAACCTGCAGAGCGGTCTGACGCCGCAGCAGCAGATCACCCGCGCCGCGATCCTCTACATGCTGGCCCCGAACGCTCACCCGCGTCACATCATGTACTCGCCCGGCTTCGGTGTCAAGAAGGAGGCCGACGGGCTGCAGTCCATCGAGATGCCGCGTGTCTTCACGCAGATCTTCGATCGGGCCGCGTTCACCACGGACCCGACCAAGCCCGGCCTGCGCGCGTTCTTCTTCCAGATGCTGAACGACCAGATCCCGAACGACCAGGTCCCGGCCGGGGCACCGAGCCAGGGCTACACCCTCCTAGAGAACTGGGACTTCGTCATCACGTCGCCGGACGGCCGCGCTCCCCGCGTCGGCCTGCTGCAGTTCGCTCGCGTCGTCAGCACCGGAGACTCGATCACGATCCAGGAGCAGTCCGCCAACCAGGGTGGCAAGCAGCAGGCGTCGGCGCAGTACGCCAAGGTCGCGGAGCAGGCGTTCAACGCCAGCTTCGGCCAGCCCGCTGTCGGGAAGAAGACCAACGACTTCGCCGCTCGCAAGAACATCACCAGCATCAAGACGGTCGAGGACCTGTTCAAGATGATGCAGGGTGGGAACCGCACCCAGCCCGTCAAGATCGGCCCGCGTGCCACGCGCGTCGTGAGCCGGGCCGGGCGGGAGTACGTTCGCGCGGGCAAGATCGCGATGAAGGCGTTCCGCCAGCCGCTCGACCTGTCGCAGTGGGACGAGAACGACAAGGTCGAGTACCAGCAGCGTCGCGAGGCTCTCCTGCGCGAGCACGGCATCGACCCGAAGTACTGGGGCATGGTCGACGGCTGGGTCCGGCAGTGGCTCGCGGCGCCCAAGGACGAGAACGCCAAGGACGCTGCAGCCGAGGGTCCGGTCTCCTGGCAGGCGGCGCGAGACGCGCTCAACCAGATCACCACCAACATGAAGGCGGGAGTCCTGCCCGTCCACGACGCGGCAGTCCCGCTCATGCACCGCAACGACCTGTGGCTCCTGTTCCAGGCGGCCAAGGCCGGTGGCTGGGCACCGTGGACCGGCAGCAAGGGACCGCGGGCGCAGACCTGGGAGCAGTTCGTCGACGTGGCTCTCGGCTCCGGCAGCAGCCAGCTCGAGGCGTGGCTGCTGACCCCGACCGACGGGTTCCTGCACACGTACCGCGACAACGAGGAGACCCTGCTGGGTGCCCCGCTGACGATGAACCAGATGAAGAACCTGCAGCTCCTGGACGAGGGCACGGACGAGCTGGTCGTGTCGTTCGACCCCGGCACCCGGACCCTCCTCAACGAGACGCCGATCTTCGACTTCAACACGGCGACCTACGAGGACATCTTCGGTGGCCAGATCCACGCCGGGGTGTACCAGGGCAAGTACCCGCCGAAGAGCGCAATGGCCCGTCGCGTCCGCTCCACGAGCAAGTGGAAGAGCCAGCGCGACATGCAGGAGCAGATGCGCCAGAGCCTGGGCGACGTGCGACAGGTCGGCTTCCACTTCCGGAACGAGGGCACCACGACGAACGCTGCCCTGCGCATCATGATCAACGTCCGTGTGGCGCAGGGCCTCGCGAACCCCCTGCTCATGGTGACGGCGCCGGTCGAGACGTTCTTCCGCACCACCCTGGAGGAGAGCGCTCGCCTCATCTCCGGCGACAGCCTGCTGGGCCGCGGCAAGGCGTTCAACCAGGTCTTCCGCCGGGCCACGCAGAACATGAGTGGCTCGCAGGCGTTCAAGGCGATGGTCCACAACGACCTGTTCCAGCACCCGCACCTCTACAACGCGCACCGCCTGGAGAAGATCTCGAGCGACGCGGCGCGGGTGTTCGGCAAGGCCCAGGACCCGTCCTACGGCATCCGGCAGAAGACGAGCGCCAAGCACTACGCGCTCGCCGTCGTCGACTTCGTGGAGCAGAGCGGCCGGGGCAACATCACCGCTGAGGCGGCGCTCGAGCTCATGAGCCGCAACCCGGTGGCCTTCCGCCAGCGCCACCCGGAGGCCCACCAGTTCGGGCTGAACGCGATCGCCAACCTGCGGAGCATCAAGGCCACGCCGCAGTCGCTGCTGTTCCGGGCGACCGTGGACGCTGCAGCGAGCAACCCGCACCTGGCGCTGAACGTCCCGACCAACCTGTTCCTGAAGCTGCCGTTCGTCTTCAACAACTACGCGTTCAACTTCGCAGAGAACATCCTCGGCGTCCGCGGTGCGAACCAGGCGTTCTCCCTGTTCCTCTCGGGCAACAAGGGCGGCAAGAGCCTCGGTCGCCTGCAGGCGTTCCTGGCGGGAGAGAAGTACGTCGAGGGCGAGCACGGCATCGACGTGCTGGGCGAGACCCAGGGCGCGATCGACTTCTCGAACGCGTTCATCCGGGACGGCCTGACCCACACCTCGCTCATGGCCATCGGCGCGATCATGGGCCAGCTCGGTCTCTCGGGCGAGGACGACGAGGACCGCCGCCGGAAGCGCGCAGCCAAGCTGCAGGGCACCGCCCTGATGGACGACCCGCGCGACCTCGCGGAGGACTGGCGCAACGTCGACACCATCTACCTCGACAGCATCCCGATCCTGAACGAGTGGTTCAAGGCCGGGGACGGCGAGCACTCGCCGGCCACGATGCATTGGACGATCAAGCAGTTCGTCAGCCCGTTCCTCGGTATCACGAAGTTCATCGACACGGGCGACCCCCGTCAGGTGATGTGGGGCTTCGAGGACGCGCTGTTCGCCATGCCCCTGGTGAACACCATGAAGTGGGACGACTCCGTCAACATCGCCAACGAGCTCTACGCCGCTGCCCTGGACGCCGAGAACGCGGGCGGCCCCGAGGACCTGGCCCTCTCGGCGGGCTTCATGGTCAACATGGTCATGGGCTTCGAGCGCATGCTCCTGGAGAACTCCTTCGTCAACAGCCTGTACACGACGATGGACAAGTACGACCGTGACCCCTGGACCATCCAGGACGTCGATACGACGGGGACGATCCAGCGCAACGACTTCGGGACTCCGATGGAGACCGACGCGCTGGAGCAGTACCTCAACGACGCCGGGGAGATCCAGGAGGGCTACGCGGGCCGGAGCAAGGAAGAGGTCATCCTCCGCCAGCTCGGAGAGAACCGCGCCACGCTCGGCTTCTTCGGCTCGCTGTTCACCGGCACGCTCGGCACTCAGAACTCCCTCCTGCGCTACGACCAGGCAGTGAAGGAGCGGACGCTCAACCGCAACGAGCTCACCGACGAGGCGGCCACGGAGCTCCTGCTCAGCGAGTGGGACCCGAAGATCGGCGCCGAGATCCTCACCGCCGAGGGAGGACTCGCGATCATGCGGGGAATCCAGGCCGGGAGCGTCAAGACCGGTGACCCGTCGCTCCAGAACGTCTTCATCAGCCCGGAGCAGCGTCGCGTCATCCAGGACCACCTGCTCGCCGAGCTCATGCAGGAGGGCCTGGACCTGGGTCTCGACCACGACCAGGCCGCGAAGCGCGCGGACAACGTGTGGTACGGCAGCAAGACGAACCAGTACGCCCAGCCCCTCTGGGAGATCGTCTGGAGCCAGGGCAAGTTCGCCGTCGACCAGGGCGGCATCGAGTTCCAGCCCAGCATCAAGTACCAGCAGCTCAACACCACGTACGTACTCGGTCCCGGCGGCGTCCCGTACGCTACTGGGGTGGCACGCAGCAGCCTCTACAACTTCTGGGGTATGGCTCCGCTGCAGATGTTCGCCGGGGCCGAGGGCAACATGGGGCAGGACGAGCTGCTCAACACGACCGACCCGTTCGCCGACATCAACACCGGCCTCCGCAGCCTCGAGCGCGTCGGTAGCAACTGGGACAACCCCACTCTCGAGGACATCCAGAAGAGCATGGAGGAGGGCTTCCAGGACGTCGTTGACGCCATCACGAAGCCGTCCTGGTCGAACGATCCCTACGCCAGGTTCGGCGGCGGTGGAGGCGGCGGTGGCGGAGGCTACTCGTACCGCGTCAACAGCCCCGAGCGCATGGACGTGACGTACGCCCGCAACATCCCCTACGTGAACGCAGATAACCCGACTCTGCGTCGCGCTACAATTAGACGAGAACGCTTCTCGGCTGAGCGAGGAAGGCTGAACCAGTGGCAGTAGAGCACACGCCGGTCAAGAAGTTCGAGGACTGGTACGACCGTTACCAGGTTGATGATCAAGACGGGACCATCAGCTTTACGGTCGGGGCGTGCGGCACGTCACTCTACCGCAACTACGACGACTACAAGAGGGAGATGGACGCGCGAGTCGTCAACTACGATTCCCTCCTGAAGCAGGCGAACGCCGAGGTCGTCAGCGAGAAGCCCGACCTCCCCAACGTCAGCTCCGGTGAGGTCGCGGGCATGATCCGGCGAATGGCGCGCAACCTCGTGCAGCACACGCCGAACGTCGACATCGTGAGTATCTACGACGACGACAGCGCGGCGGGCGTCTTCGTCCAGCAGATCCTCAAGAACAAGATCGTCGGTGACGGCGAGTACAGCAACGACATGCAGCAGAAGCTCTTCGCCAGCACCAAGAACGCGCTGACGATCGGGTTCGACTGCGTGGTGCCGACGCTACTGCAGGACGCTGGCGGCAGCTGGTACATGAAGTACGACAGCATCAGCTACCGTGATGTGTTCCCCGAGCCCGGCGCGAAGGACGTGCAGGAGGCGACCGACGTCTTCGTCCGGCGCTACCTCACCAAGGGCGAGGTCATCGGTCTCGTCCGCAACCAGGTCCACGGCTGGGATCACGCCGCCCTGAAGACGATGCTGAAGACCAACCCGCCGAACAAGGAGCTGCAGAGCGTCTCCCACGCGGAGAAGAAGACGGGCTCGATCCCGAAGGGCTACGAGGTCATCACCTGGTACTCGAACACGGGAGACCCGTTCCTCTGGTTCGACGCGCGGAGCAAGGCCCTCCTGCGTATCGAGGAGAACAAGCACCCGCTGAAGTGGCACCCGGTGTTCTTCCTCGTGATGGAGAAGGACCTGCAGCAGCCCCTCGGCAAGAGCCAGGTCGAGCTGACCTTCGGCCGCCAGGAGTTCCAGGACCTGATGCTGAACGGTGCCATGAAGCTGTGGTATCGCAACATCAACCCGGCGATCATCGGGTACGGCACGGTCAACGCCGTCCCGAACCTGAGTCCGGGCAAGTTCACCCAGATCGCGAACCCCAACGCCAAGCTCGAGGCGTTCGAGGTCAACACCCAGACGCTACTCCAGTTCAACGGGATCAGCCAGCAGAACGCCGCGAACATGGGGCAGCTCATCGGAGCTGCGGACCAGCAGATGGCGACGCAGAGCACTGGTGGGATGATGAGCCAGACGCCACAGGGCGTCGAGGCTCAGCAGCAGATGGTGGACATCACCACCAACAACTACCAGAAGGCCATCGAGCAGTTCTTCTCTCGGTACTGCAGCTACGCCCTGACGGTGTACTTCGCCGAGCTGAAGGGCAGCGTCGGCAACGTTGTCCCCACCGCCGACACTCGCAAGGCGCTGATCAACGCTGGCCTGAAGCCGGAGGTCCACTTCAACGAGGACGGCTCGCTGAAGGACGTGGAGTTCGACAAGCTCGCCACGGAGTACTTCGTCCGCACCGTGCCCGGCTCTCTCGTCGAGCTCGAGGACGAGAAGCAGCTGCGGATCCTGAACCAGCTGTTCATCCCGCTCTCGCAGAGCATGCCTGCCCTCGCGAACAGCGGTGACCCGGAGGCCCTGCGCAAGGCCAGTGCGGCAATGATGTTCATCATCCAGCGTGAGATCGAGCTCAGTGGCAGCAGTCACTCGACCGACATCGCGAACCTCTGGAAGCAGGGAGCGACGCCCGAGGCGACCGCCCCGGCCGACAACAGTGCCGCGTTCGAGGCTCGTCTCAACGACCTGGACACCAACACGAACGAGGACCTGGACAAGATCATCCAGATCCAGGCCACCCAGCAGGACCAGCTGACGGGCATTCGAGAGGCTCTCGACCTGATTATGCAGAACTCAGGTATCCCAAACCAGCAAACCGCAGCTCCTGAACCTACAACCGTTCTATAACGGCTACAACTTCTGCAACCATAAGGCAGAATAGAGACGTCGGACAGCCCGGCGCAGACACCCCTGAAAGGAGGGAGTAGGATGGTCGCACCAGTCCAGAAGGACAGCCTCACCGACTACCAGGTCGCGCTGGCAACGTACCTCCGAATCTCGTCCCCCATCGCCGGTATGTTCACCGGCAACGAGATCAAGCCCAACCCGAACGCCCGCAGCATCAAGGTGCCCGATATCCGGGTCGACGACTACATCGTCGACGCCGAGCTCGGCCGCATCGGTGCAGACCACTACTCCGGCTCCGAGTTCACCTCGGAGTGGAAGAACGGCATCCCGCCGATCTTCTGGCGCGAGTACTCGATGTCTCGCCACCGCGCCTTCGGGTTCACCGTCTTCGACGAGCAGCTGCAGTACAACCCGCTCAAGGGCACCATCGTCCAGGAGTACACCGGCCGCAAGATGCAGACCACGGTCCTGCGCGACCACGACAAGTACTGCCTGCTCGCAGCGATCTCCGGCCACATGACCGGCAAGCTCGTGCCTCGCACGTCGGCGGACACCGTCGGCCCGGCCACCCCGGACGTCCACCGCATCGCCAACACCGGCAACGCGGCGGACTACAAGTGGATCGCCGAGCCCGGTGAGACCTACGACAACGAGATCCAGCCGAGCTTCGCGACCGTCAAGGGCATGTTCCTCGACGACCTGAAGCCGCTCGACACCCTCGACGCGCTGACGCTGCTGTTCTCGGACAACTGGTTCGACAGCAACTTCGGCAACAACGAGCGGTTCCTGCTCATCACCTCGGCGCTCGAGCTCGTGTACATCAACGACCTCATCTCCAAGGGTGCAGGCACCGAGAGCGCGTTCAAGCTCCTCAAGGACGGCGACATCTCGGGCGCGAACGCCGCGGGCTACCTCGGCACGCTGAAGGGCTCGTGGAAGCTCGTCAAGATGCACCCCGAGTTCTTCCCGAAGGTCTTCACGGACGCCTCGCTCGTCGTCGACCCGATGGCGAAGACCGGTGACGCAGGCAAGACGCTGCGCCAGGTCGTCGCTCTCGCGGCCTACAAGGGCTCGATCCAGACCTACGAGCACTTCAGCGAGCGTCGCCAGCAGGACGGCGGCACGCGCTTCAAGGGCACCGAGTACGTGCAGGACTTCTCCTACGACGCCTGGGCCATCGACCAGCTGTCGGAGGGCATCGTCCCGCTCTTCCTGCCCGGCTCGACGACCAACCTGACGATCGTGAACACCTCGTTCACGAACGTCGCGGCCAAGGTCGCTGCAGCCCGCGCACAGACCGGCATCGTCCAGGGACAGACCTACCCGCTGTCCGGCCCCGACACCGTGCTGTCGAAGCCCGAGTGGTTCCACGGCGACTACGAGTCGACCACGAACCTCAACACTGGTCTCACCATCCAGGAGACCGGTGACATCGCGCACCGCAACCCGCTCATCGCCGCGGACTACACGACCGACTCGCTGGAGGCTTCCGGCCTCGAAGAGGTCACGCTCGACGCCGCGACCGCCCGTGCCAACACCACGGCTGTCGTGCTCGGCGACAAGCGGAAGTTCACGAACAACAGCCTGTGGGAGGTCACCACGGGCGGCACGACCGCAGCGGCCCAGCCGTCGCTCACCGGCAAGAACATCGGCGCGAGCCTGACCGACGGTTCCGTCGTCTGGCGCCGCCTGCTCTAGCCCGTCGGGGCCGGGTCACAGTGACCCGGCCCCATCCCTCGCCCGAAAGGATGTGAACGACATGGACCAGCTGATCGAACTGCTCAACCAGATCCAGGAACTCGCAGGCGTTGCCATCGACGCCCTGTCCGAGGCTGGCGCTGGCGGTGAAGGTGGCGGAGGCGGCGAAGGCGGGCAGGCTCCCGGCGGCCCCTCCGGACCCCCGCCTGGAGGCCCGCCCTCCGAGGAACCCCCGGCCTGACCGGACCCATTAGGGCCGAGGCGACGCTTCCGAGCCTCGTCTCGGCCCTAACCCTACTTGAGAGGAGGGGCGATGCCTACACTCGGTAACACGCCGAAGACCCAGACCATCCTGCGTCTCGCGGCACGGAAGAGCTACTCGCTCGCTCTCTTCCTCGTTGATCGCAACGAGAAGCCCTTCAACCTCTCTACCGCGACGATCACTCTCGTCGCCAAGCGCGAGCCCCTCGACCCCACGGACGACGACGACGGCGACAACCTGATCGTCAACTCGACCGCGGACATCGTCTTCGCAGAGGGCGGCTACGCTCGCTTCAACCTGCAGGCGTCCGACCTCGACCACGAGCCTGGCGAGTACCCGTTCACGATGACGATCATCGACGGTGGCTACTCGTTCCCGCTGGCGGCAGGCCCTCTCGAGATCGTGGAGAACAGCGAGTTCGCTTCGAGCGACGAGGTCTACGACCCCGACCTCGGCGAGTTCGCCAGCTCGCTGCAGGTCACGCTGCAGAACCGTCAGGTCCTCAAGATCATCACCGGCCCCACCCTTGCGCCGGGAACCGTCGGGTTCACCGACGCAGACAAGGACAAGCTCGACTCGCTCCTCGTGGAGGCACAGCTGCCTCCCGACGGAGTGGCCGGCGAGGTCCTGATGAAGGTCACCGACACCGACTACGACGTGGACTGGGGCGTGGTCGACGAAGACGGCGTCGTGGACATGATCGAGGATCCGGACGACCCCGGCTTCTTCATCCCCGACGACGAGACCGTGGGGCTCGAGGACGACCCCGACGACGAGGGAACGTTCATCCTCGGCACGGGCTCCCTCGACGCCACGGACGTCCCGGCCGGTCGCGTGCCCGTCGCTCTCGGCAACGACTACTGGAGTTGGGACGAGATCGAGACGACCGTCTCCAGCCTCGACGACGTGGCGGACAGTGACACGCGTCTCGCCATGACGCCGGAGGAGCGCGCGCAGCTCGCCCTCGTCCCCACCACGTTCGGCACCGCCGCGATGGAGGACGTGGAGGCGTTCGAGCCTGCGGGCGCGAACATCGACGCGGCCCGCATCACGACCGGCGTCATCGACGATGACCGCATCCCGCTCGTCTCCGCCCTGCGTGGCTGGACTCACGGCACTGCCGCCCCGTCCGGTCCTCCAGGAACGATCTACCTGAAGCACAGCTGATGGCTGCCCGCGCGATCGATATCGTCCGTACCGGGCCGAGCACCCGGTTCGTCATCGACTACGAGACCGCGGACGACGCTGCCAACAACCGGACGCTGATCAAGGTCTGGCGAGGCGCGTACAACGGTCCCGCCGGTGACTCCACCAGCCACTACGACGACCGTGGTCGCCACGTCTGGTGGAGCAACGGGAACCCTGGCAACGCCAGGGATCAGGACCCGTTCCTCCCCGGCGGCTACGCGCAGAACCAGAATCGCTGGAACGACTACTACACGTACTACCAGGACCACGACGCGAACGGCAATGCGCAGCTGCAGTTCGGGATGAACGTCGCGTACTACATCGGTGGCGGCCCCGGCCTCAACAGCAGCACCGACTACTACTCCGCCGTCTACAACCTGTCGCGCTACCCCCAGGTGCCGGGCACGATGGCTGCACCCACGTTCTCGGGGATCGGGCCGCACGCGGTAACGATCACCTGGGTCGCACCGAGCCGCGGCCACGCCGACATCAACAACTACGACCTGCACGTCTGCGAGAGCGCCGTCCACGACCCGGTGACCTGCACGGCCTGGTACAACTGGACCGGCTCCACCGCGACGAGCAAGGCGTTCACCGACCTGAAGCGCAACACCGTCTACTTCGTCGCGATGCGCGCGCAGAACGGCGACGGCGCCGGGGGCTGGAGTCCCTGGGCGAGCTTCACGACCAGCCAGTTCGATATCCCCAGCACGCCGACCGGCTACGGCTTCAGCGACAAGACCAGCACCAGCGTCTACACGACCCTCCCGACGATCGCCGATAACGGCGGTGGCTCGATCACCGGGATGGAGGTCGAGTACAACACGACCGCGAGCTCGACGGGCTCGACCATCGTGGGTGCCTCCGCCCTGCGCTCCATCCTCATCAACAACCGTGCCGTCGGCTCCGCGATTTACTACCGGATGCGCGTGCGGAACTCCGTCACGGGCGGCGGCTGGAGCGCGTGGGGCGGCTGGGTCAACACCACGCTGCTGTCCAACACGCCGAGCCAGGTCGCCACGTTCACCGTTGACGGGATCGACGACACGGAGGCCGTGCTGCACTGGACCGCCCCGTCCACGCTCAACGGCGCGACGATCACCGGCTACGCTCTGCGTGTCGCCACCAACGACGCCTTCAGCGCCGGGCTGCAGACCTTCACCGTCTCCGCCAGCGTGTTCGACAAGACCCTGACGACCCTGGTCGCTGGCACGACCTACTACGCGCAGGTGTGGGCGAACAGCAGCAACGGCCTGGGCGGCTACAGCGACATCCTGTCGTTTACTACCCTGGCCGTGAGCGCGAACGGCCTGTACTTCGACTTCGGCAGCGGCCCCGTGTTCTGTGAGGTCTGGTACAACGACGCCGGGACGTTCAAGCTCTGCGAGCCGTGGCAGAACGTCGGGACCGTCAGTGACGTGTGGAAGGTTGGTGTGTCGTGATCTGGTATAATGGATCAGACGAGGGGAGGGTCCTGTGAGCGAGTGGAAGCCGGTAGGCATCAACGCAGACGGGGACTTCCCGCCTCGCGTCGAGGCCCGCCTCCAGGAGAAGTTCGGCGGCCAGCCTGACCTGGTGGGAGTCTGGACGGTGTGTGTGTTCCCCGAGTCGGAGGAGGACGCAGAAAGCCTCCCGACCACAGGAGGTTCGCTCTTCGCCGTCGGTGGAGGTATCCAGACGATCTTCACCGTGATCGACAACAACGGGCAAGACTTCTCGGACTTCTTCGAGACCGCGGGCGCCGGTACCACGGTCTCGCTCGTCGGGATCGAAGACCCCACCGTCGAGGGCTTCTCCGAGCTCGTCGATGGTTTCCTCCTCGGCGAGCTCCCCGGCTGGGCGTCGGGACTGGGGATCGGCTTCCTGACGCCCCCTGAAGGACCGCCGGTAGGCTCCACCGTACAGGTGACCTTCCACATCTCGGCAACCGGCCCCGCACCTTCTCTTCAGGACGTGCTAGAGGTAGGCAGCAACGCCTTCATCCCACTGATGATTCAGAGCCCGGATACGGGCTCCAGCGTAGCTCTCCAGCAGAGCTTCCTTCAGATCAGCAACGGGAGTGACCGCTACCTCACTACCTCAGCTGACCAGTTCAGCTTCATGCAGATCGACTTCTCCGATCCAGAGGCGCCTGCCACCCACAACGCGACTCTCTGGCCCGCGACACTGAGCGCGGATCAGGTCTGGACTCTCCCCGACGCGAGCGGCACCCTCATGCTAGAGGGCTCCATCCCGGCCGCTCCACCGATCACGCAGACGACTCTCGTCACGGCGTCTCTCGCTCCTGGCGCGCGTGAAGAGGTCAACCTCGAAGCACTCGGTTCGAACTACAAGATCTACGCGGTGTACTCCGAGACCCCTGCTCGCATCCGGTTCTACCCGAACGACCTCCACCGGAACGCGGACGCGACCCGACCCGTCGGGACCGATCCCGCCGCTGGCACCGATCACGGCGTGATGCTCGACGTGGCGCTCTCTGCTGGGGTGTACCTCAACATGTCCCCCATCGTCGAGGTCCACACCACCTCGGGCGACGACTGGGCCATCATCCAGGTGGACAACCGCGACACGGTGGCACGGGTCGTCACCATCTACATCGACTACAGGAGACTCGTATGACCTACATCACTGGCACCCTCACCGACTCCAACGCCCCGGCGACGCTGTACGGCTCTATCGCGACCGCGCTCACCACTGCGGGGTACACGCTCGAAGACACCGTCGTCATCACCACGACGACGTGGAAGGTCTGGAAGAGCCCTGCCGCGAGCAACTCCGCGAACCTCGACTGGTACCTGTTCGTCGGTTACACGACGACCGGCGCAGGAACAGTGAGGTTCTACTGTTCCGAGGGATACACCGCAGCAACCGACCTCGTAATTCGAGGTGTCAAGGGACTCAACTCCGTGTCAACGAGCAACGGCAGCAACGCCTACTACGCTCGCTACGACAACGCCGGGCTGTCGTGGGACGTGGCGACAGGAAGCCCTTACGGCTCGACGGGCATGGCGATCAACGCCGTAAACCTCGGGTGGGACACGACTACGTTCTGCGACCGACAGATCCTCGCGCCAGCCACTTCGTTCGGCTACTGGATCTCCATCACAACCAATCGGGTGATCGCCCTCGGTAGTGGTGCCCCGACCGAGGCTGTCTACACGGGGCTCTACGCCCCGTCGCAGGAGTACATCGATGTCGCGGCGGCCAACACCGCCATCACCCCTGCGACTCCGATCATCTTCCCGCTGGTCAGCGCGATCCTGACGTTCACCTCCCAGGGTGGCCAGCACCAGCAGGGGACGCGATCGTTCGCGATGATCTCGAGACTCGGCGGTATCCCCTCCGCACCCACGATGCCCGCCGGTACTAGTACCTCCAACTTCGCATACTGGACCGACACCGTTCAGGTCGTCCAGACGGGCTATCCATTCGCCCGTCTCCCCGACGGGCTTGGGAACGGACTAACAACGATCCCCGGCTGGAGCACCCGAGCTGCCGTGCGAAAGACGCAGCTCTGGTTCATTCCGGCCAGCACGGCGGGGTCTCTCCCCCTGGGCACCCTGTACGGGGCTTACCACGTCGGTGCGACCGTAACCGTCACCCGCGGAGACACGACGACCATCGGCGGAGTCGCGGCCGTCCTCTCATCTCCGGCGGGCGGATACTCCATCTTGTTCGAGGCGGTCTAGCGTGACCGCATATGGTGCGCTGGCGCTCGCGCCTGATCTCGTGTTTCCCGTGATAGGCATTACTGGGTACGCCGTGCGGATGACTCCGACTCTTACCATGCGTTCGGTCAGTGTCTCGTCGGAGCCACCCTCTCCCCCTCACACCGCCGTTGCAGGGTACTACCTCGCTGGCACGATCGCGCGGTACACGCCCCCGATCATCGGCCAGCTCTGGCCCCGAGGAGACATGGACGCACTATGAGTCTCTACAAGATCGTCGGAGCCGGTGCAGACGGGCTCTTCCCGCCTCGCGTCATGGCGGCCCTTGACGCGCGCTACGAGGGTGGCGGCGGTGGCGAGCCCGGTCTCGGGCTGCTGAACCCGACCGAAGAGACGCTGCAGATGTACGGCGCGTCCACGGGCGTTCTCGTCCACTCGTCGGACGTGCCCCTGGAGCCCGGAGACACCCCGACCGACAGTCTCTTCCAGACGGGGAGCTACTCGGCTGCAGGTGTCACGATCGGTCAGGCGAGCAGCGGAGTGCTCACCGCCTACACGGTCCTCCAGAAGAACCAGCTCGTCTTCCAGAACTTCGACATGGCCTACCAGGTCTACATGCTGCACAACCGGCTCGAGTACCGCGACACGAACTACAAGAGCTCCCTCAGCGCGTCCGGCCTGGCGTTCGGGTACGTCGCAGAGGGCAGCCCCCTCGGCGCGCAGTTCGGGACCGGCGGCATGAGCGCCTACGCCGACACCTACGTCCTCAACGTCGACGGCGCAGCGATCAACCAGACCGACACCGCGACCGGCGCAGCGATCACGCTGCAGCCGAACTACGGCATCCTGTTCTGGCACGACGCAGAGGGGTACACGATCGCGCCCCACAGTCAGGCGGCTGACCTCGACCCTGGCACACACAACTTCCTCCTACCCGCCGTGGGAGGAACGCTCGCGACGGTCGAGAAGAGCGTGCAGAAGCCGACCACGCCCGTCGCGAACGCCAACACGAGTGGTGCGACCCTCGCGCAGCTCGAGACCGAAGTCAACGAACTCAAGGCCCTCCTGCGTACCGCAGGGCTCATCGCACCATAAGGAGACACTCATGGCAGACCTGAAGAACCACCCCGGCCTGTGGCTGCGGGACGACGCGGCCCAGGCGATCAACGACCTCGAAGACAAGTACGGGGTCATCAAGATCAACTCGGCCGGTCGCACCGAAGGCACCCAGCAGGGACTGATCAACCGCTGGCACCAGGGCGGCGCGGCCAACCGGCCCCCGTACCTGTACCGCCCGGCGGAGCCCGCCAACACCAGTCCCCACGTCATCGACGGCGGCATCGCGGTGGACGTGTACAACTACGAGAGCGACCGCGCCAAGCTGAACGAGTTCGGCTTCGCCTGGTTCGGCGCTGGCGATCCGGTCCACTACAACTTCCGTGGCCGGCCGAACACGGGTGGCGGCGCCGCTCGTCCCGGCTACCAGGACAACAGCGCCGAGCTCCGTCGCTTCCAGGGCAAGCTGATCCAGATGGGCCACGACCTCGGCCCGACCGGCGCTGACGCGATCTACGGCCCGCGCACCAAGAAGGCCACGCTGTGGGAGCAGGGCATGGCCGAGAAGAACGGCTACCCCGGCGGCAACGTGACCGACGACGGCTGGCCCGGCGCACAGACCGAGGCGTACCTCGACTGGTGGCTCGTCGGTCGGCACCAGCGTCCGTCCAGCAAGAGCGCGAGCGAGATCAACTACGCTGACATCCAGTCGGCGCTCAAGCGTCACGGCTACAACATCGACGTGGACGGCGTCTGGGGCCCCAAGAGCAGCAACGCTCTCGCGGACTTCCAGAGCAAGAACGGCCTCAAGGTCGACCGCATGGTCGGCCCGCTCACTTGGGACAAGCTGAACCGCTGATGGAGTGGCTGACTGTCATCTTCGCGAACGCCGCGGTCAGGGACATCGCTTACGCGACGATCCTGACTGCGGTGATCGTGATGATCATCGTCGGCTGGCTGATCCCCAAGCGTACCCACGAGAAGATGCTGGCTGCGGCCAACCAACGTGGGGACGAGTGGAAGGAGGCGGCGGGGACCTGGGAGACTGTCGCCAAGGAACAGAGTTCCCAGATCAACCAGTTCGCAGAGAGCTCAAAGACACCAGCCGAGTTCTTCGGACGCATCATGGAAGACGGAGGTGTCCGCCGTGCCCCAGCGGAAGACGCGCCCCACTCCTGAGCAGCTCGCAGTTCGGAACGACGTCCACGAAGCACGAGAGGCTCAGTCAGCAGCCACAGGCGAGCTGGAGGCGCTGAGGGCGGCCAAGCCGTTCCTCGCCAAGCTCACCGCACCGATCATTGATCGCCAAGGGAAAAATCACTACATCGAGACCTTGTACCAACATTACCCCCGGAGTGCCTAGTGAGTCTGTCTGCCGTCTTCATCTTCACCGCGTTGATCGCTCTCGCGATCCCGCAGATCCTGTTCATCGTTCGCTACGGGTTCTTCAGCCCGTGGCGAGCGACGTGGCAGGGAATCACCCTGCTCGCCCAAACGATCACGCTCACCGCGATCGTCATCTTCTTCATCTTCGACACTCTCGTCGTTGGAGACTGGTACGGGCGTGACGCGCTGTTGATTGCCTACCTCATCCTGCTCGCGCTCGAAGCGTGGGCAGCGCTCTGGGGACTGGTCCACGTACAACTCAAGAACCCGCCCGTGTCAGAGCGACAGGGGCAGGGATACGTCCCCAAGGAGGACATCGAACATGATCACGTTTGACCCCAACTGGACGCAGCTGCTGACGCTCGTCGTGGCGATCCTGCTGCCGCTCCTCGTCGGTCTCGTCACCAAGCTCGAGACCTCGTCCGCCCGTCGCACGGTGTGGCTCGCCGCCCTCTCGGCGGTGTTCGGACTGCTGAGCGAGCTGCTCACGGCGCTGCAGGCGAACGAAGCATTCGACCTCGACTCCGCCCTGCTGAACTGGCTCGGCATCTTCGTGATCAGCGTCGCCTCCTACTTCGGAGCGTGGAAGCCCCTCGGTACAGCCCAGGCAGCGCAGGCCATCGGGAGTCCGCCTCCCCCTGCGCCCGAGGAGACCCGGTCCAGCTATCGAGACCGGCTCTGACTCGGTATAATCGACGTAGGAGGGTGTAATGGCAGGTTGGGACTGGAAGTGGCCGTGGGAGAGTGACGCCCCGGCGAAGCCTCCGAAGCCGAAGCCGGAGCTCACAGCTCGAGCACCCACTCCGACGGTGAAGCCGCCTGCCACTCTCCGCCCGACGCAGACCCTCAGCCGTCCCCTCGCTCAGAGAGACCCGGTTCTCTATCGCGACCTCAACGCGCCGATGAGCGAGCAGGCCAAGATCATGGGCCTCGCGATGCCGACCCCTCGCGAGGAGGAGGAGCCGGACAACCGGACGTGGCTGGAGCGGAACACCGGCATCACGCCGCAGAATCCGGACTGGCACGGGATGCCGAGCACTGGTGTGAACAACACCTTCGGCTACGAGGGCAACCCCGACTGGCACGGCTACGGCGGTCAGTCGGTGAACCAGGTCAAGGAAGAGACCAAGAGCAACGAGCGTCAGGCCAACAGCGCCGCCTGGTCGAAGGGCCTGGGCAGCGGCAAGGTCACGACGGAGGCGATGAGTTGGGACGACTACAACGCGCTGAATCCGCAGCAGCGAGCGGCCATCGACGTCAACACCGCGATCGCCTCTGCCGTCGCCGCGGATCGCGCAAGCTGGGCGGCAAACCCCGGTCGCCCCGATGACGCTGCAGAGTACGACGCGGACGTTGCGGGTCTCTTCGGCAAGGGTGGCGGCAGCAACTTCTACGCGCCCCAGACGGTGGCCGTGCTCAAGCAGCTCGGCCTCGACAAGAACATCGCCGACGACCTGGACAACTACGTCTCCCTGCGTTCCCTCGTCACCCCGGAGGACATCGCCTCGTTGTCGCCGGACGCCATCGCGGGGATCACGCCGGACAACGTGCGCGGACAGAACGCTCTGACGCTCTCCACCAAGGGACAGTCGGCCCTGGCCGCTGCGCTCGCGACGGGCGCGACCCTGCTGCAGGCAGCCAACGGACAGAGCACCTTCGACTCGGTGGACCCCGCCGTGGAGCGGCTCGACCTCCTGTTCGACTCCCTCGCGCAGAGGGACGCCGTCAACAACATCACGGACGACGAGCTCGCGACCACGTTCCAGAGCCTGAGCGACCAGTTCGGCTTCGACAACAAGACCTACGCCGACTATTTTGAACAGCGGCTCAAGAAATTTGAGTACGGCTCAGCGGCCGGCCAACAGGGCGTCCTGGGTTCGGACCCCGGTATCGACTACGTTTCGCCCGCAGAGTTCCGCGCTCGCTACTACCCGAACGGAGGCTAGCGTGCCCACCGCAGACACTCTCGAACGACAGGCCAAGGCTGCCTACGACAAGGCTCACCCGCCGGGCTGGGGCGTCCTGGCCCCCGGCGTCACGTACACGCCACCGCCCGTGTTCGGCTCTGCGGAGTGGATGGCACAGACCTTCGGTAACAGCACCACGAAGGTCAACACGACCCCCGACACTCCGGGACAGACGTGGGACCCGAACAAGGCCGCCCGTGACGCCGCCAACGCCGCAGCTGCAGCACAGGCCGCTGCCAACGCTGCGGGCAAGGCGAGCTCCCGGCGGGAGAACGAGAACACTCGCTCCCTGGTGGAGCAGCAGCACGCTCTGCTCGACGCCTTCGGGAAGAGCCGGGACGTCAAGCTCGGCAACATCCAGAAGGCGATGGACGCGGCGCAGGCGCTCCTGCTCAAGAACTACGGCATCACTCTCGGCAGTCTCGAGGGCAACGCTCTCGGGAACGAGAAGGCAGAGGCCGACGCCAGCTTCAGCAACGTCAGCAACGCCGTCCGCGAGCGTGCCAGCCTGCTGGACCAGGCAGCGAGCATGGGCGCCGGAGAGACGGACCTCGTCCGCACCCAGCTCCAGGCCCTGCGCAACTACTCGGCGAACCAGGGCGAGGTCAACCGCTCGTTCTTCGACACGCTGCAGTCGATCAACAACTCGATCAACAGCCTCAACAGTGACACGTCCACGAGCCGTACCAACATCTTCAACCAGGCAGAGAGCGACAGGGAGTCCGCCCAGGCGAACTACAACAACCAGCTCTCCGACACCTGGACGCAGATCGGCAACATCGAGAACGCGAACACGAACACCAACAGCGACAGCAGCGAGGCGTACAACAAGCTCTACGCCGACGCCGGAGCGCAGGCTGCCGCGGCCGTCGGCAACGCGTACCAGCGACAGACGGCGCCGGACTCACTCCTGGAGTGGGACGGCAAGGGAACGAAGAAGGACGCCGCCCTCACGAGCAGCAACCAGGCGGCATCCATCAACCTCGGTGGCCCGCAGAAGAAGCCCGAGGGCGCAACACTGAGGACGTGGTAACGTGGCGAACCCGAACGTCTCGCTGACGCTGGATGAGGCGGTGGCGGAAGTCCTCGGACTCCTCACCGGCCTCGACATGAGCTACTCCAGCGACTACGACCGCTACCGGGCAACAGCACGACAGCTGAACCGGGCGCTGAGGAACAACGCCCTGGAGCACGAGTGGAGCTACTACTCCTCCCTGGAGAACGTCGGCACCATCGCTGCTGGCGACAGGGAGGTCGCCCTGCGATCCTCGGTGCGCGCGAGGGTCATCGGCGACGACGCCGTCCGGCTGGCCGACGACAGCGGCAACGCGATTGTGTGGGCGTACATCCTTCCCCGCGACGCTCTGCACAAGTACGTCGGTCAGCCGGGCCTCCACTGTGCAGTGACCCGCTCCTCGATCGAGTTCTCGAAGCCCCTCGGCAGTGGCATGGCGGGCCTCAACATCCTGGTCCCCGTGATGCGGGAGCCGAAGATGTTCGACATCCCGCCCGCGCCGGAGAACGAGGACGACCCGATCGAGACGATCCCCCAGGCCGTCCGAGACCAGCTCGTCGACTTCGACTACCCCGACGTGGTCATCCTGCGCGCTGCCTACCAGGTGGCACAGAGCGACCCCGTCATGCAGCCTCGAGTCCAGACTCTCGAGGCCCAGATGAAGGACCTGAACTACGCCCTGATCGAGCGTGACGACCGTCACACCGACTCCCCGCTGCTGAACGAGTTCTTCGTCCCGATCCAGAGCTCGATCCAGGGCCACGGGCGGCAGAGCTATCACCACCCGCACGCTGACTGGACCAGCTAGTGGCGGGGCCCAAGAAGAGCCTGCCCGCTCCGATCGACAGGCCGCTCTCCAAGGCGTACCTGCGACAGTTCCACGGCTGGAGCACGGCGTACCCGCCGGGACTCAGTGACCCGACCTCCCTGCGCCTGATGGAGAACGTCCAGATCACCCGTGAGGGCGCGATCAGGACCCGCCCCGCCCTGCGCAGCGTCCTGACGGAGAACGTCTGGCTCGACCAGAACTACTCGTCCAAGATCGTCGGCGGCTTCGAGCACTTCTTCCTGAACGACGGGCGCAAGGGCCTGCTGTTCGCCGCTCGCTACCCCTCCGGCAAGGTGGGGTTCAAGGTCGCCGTCTACAACGCCACGACGTTCCGGTACGACATCCACGCTCTCACGGACCCGGTGCCTGAGAGCGCTGCTCCGGGCGCTCCGCTCGCACCGATGTTCTCCGTCCCCCAGGGCGAGGACGCGATGCTGAACTTCTCCGAGAAGACGACGTTCGTCAAGTACCTCCAGATCGACAACAAGATCTTCGCCCTCTCCGACGGCAACGAGGAGATCCGTCTGTTCTCCGTTGGCGAGGAGAAGGTCGCCCGGCGGGTGACGTCGATCACGCTGCCGGAGTGGGACCCGAGCGACACGCTGAGCGTCGTCCACCCGGACGCGGCGTGGATCAACAACCCCGTCAAGAACACCGTCCCGCCTGCGGAGACCCCGACCACGAACACGCTGATCGACTCGACGGCGGGCGACAACACCTACACCTACGGCTACTTCTACACGTTCGAGAACGAGGTGGGAGAGTCCGCTGCCAGCCAGATCACGATGGTCAAGGCGCAGAGGGGCTGGAGTCAGTGGCGGTTCTTCGCGCCGGACGGGAGCGGCAACCCGACCACGACGAGCGTGACTGACCCGAAGATGGCGATGGACCAGTTCGTCGCGATCCTGCCGACCGACGTGTTCGGTAACGCGATCAGCCAGGGCGCCCGTCGCTGGAACCTCTACATGTTCACCTGGAGCGACCAGGACGCCGTGCCGCCCGAGGGCCTGCTGATCGGCTCGCGCACGCTCATCCCCACGGACGACGAACCCACCGTCGCGTACGCCACCCACGGGTGGATTCAGAACACGGCTGCCATCGACGTGGGAACGGCCAGCGCGCCACTCCCGACGAAGGACAACCGCTTCAACTACTCCGATCCCTCCAACGCGTCACAAGGACTGGTGGCCGGCGACCGGCTCATCCTGGTGAACGACCGAGAGAACGGAGCCCTGATTCGCTGGAGTAGCAACCAGGTTGGTGAGTACACCAACTTCACGCCGAGCAAGGGGGGCGGTTTCAAGACCCTCACCAGCGGAAACCTCTACATCCCTGCGGCTGTCAAGCTCTGGCAGAACCCGCAGTCAGTCGACACGATCACCATCCTGTGTGCCGGTGTCGACGGCTACTCCACCAGCTACTACATGGCCCCTGCGGCTGTCAGTGGGCAGAGCGACAGCACCACGATCATGGGCTTCGAGGAGACGACCGCCACGCCTGGAACGGTCAGTCCCTACGGCGTCGAGGTGCTGAACAACACGCTCGTTCACCCGCTCGACACCGAGCTGATGAAGAGCACGGCTGCCAACTACAACATCAACCACATGCCGCTGACGGACGAGATCAGCAACAAGTGGCTCGAGCTGCTCACCAAGGAGAACATCGTCTCCTCGCAGCACGACAACCGGCTGTACTACCTCGTGGTGAACCCGGACAACACGAGCGAGCAGAGCGCGACCGACCTCGAGAACGGCTGCAACGGCAACGAGGTCTGGGTCTACGACGGCGCGAAGGACCAGGGCAGCTGGAGCCGCTGGCTCGTGGGCGGCATCGCCCTCTCCAAGCTGCAGGTCGGCGACAAGCTCTACATGGCGATCACCCGGCCCGAGGGGATCTTCGTCTTCGACGACCTGAAGATCACCGACGACGTGTCAGCCTCCGGCGCCACCGTGCAGCGGACGATCAAGTGGCTGGTGGAGACCAACACCCAGGGAGCGAACCGCGCTCACGACGCCTGGGCCCACCTGCAGCAGGTGTCCCCGGTGTTCGGCAACTGGCGGGGCTCCATGCGCTACGGCGTCCGCGGCATCGACATGCACGGCAAGAAGGTGGACGTCAGTAAGGTGTACCACCGGCCGGTCGACAACGACTTGGCCTCGAGGCCCATGCCCTTCGACATCGAGGACATGCTGCTCGTGCGCAGGGACATGAAGGAGTGGTTCTTCTACGCCGAGAGCGTGGACGAGCTGCCGAGCTACGGGCGCATCTCGCTCGTGGGCTACCGCTACACGCCGGTCTCCGTCAACGTCGGCGGAGAGTTCGGCTCGGTCGAGACGTTCGAGTACGGGCGCACGTCTGTCGGAGCACTCACCAACACCGTCAACGGAGTTCCCCTCCCCTTCATTGACACCCGCCGACCGTAGAGGGGAGGTGTCCGCATGGACCCGTTCCAGCTCATCAACACGATCTGCATGGTAGTCATCGCCATCAGCGTTGCTGTGATCGCCCTGCGTGGTCGCTGATCATTAGCCCCTGGACTAAAGTTGCGCGGTGTTAGTCCAGGGGCTATAATCGTAGATAGGCAGATTGCCCCACCTACGGAGGATCATGACACAGGAAGCCAAGAAGGCGGCCTGGGACGAGCTGGTTGAGGCAGGCGTCAAGCCGACCCGCCACTACCGCACGTACACCCAGGCGGAGCTGGACGCGGCTGTTGCCCGCGTGCGGGCCGTGCAGGCGCAGCAGGCAGAGGAGGGCCCGGCGTTCGAATTCCCGCCGGAGTTCAGCACTGAGCGCGCGGAGCGCATCGCAGAGACCGTGCGCTCGCGGGCGCCCATCGTGTCCACGCCGGACACCGTCGCCGGTCTGCGCACGAACACCCACATCGACGACGACATCCTCCGAGTGGAGGAGTCCGGCCGGATCTGGTACCAAGACGAGGTCTCCAAGCCCGCCTTCGCCAAGCCGCGCGGCCGTCGCATCCTGGAGTACATCGACTCCGGCGTCAAGAAGGCTCAGGTCCAGGACGGCGAGTTCATCGAGACCTTCGAGATGCCGGGCGACCGGAACCGGGTGATGCAGGCGAAGATCACCCTGCCGAGCTACCAGACCGGGATCTACAAGGACCCCGGCATGCCGTTCAAGATCCACATCTACGGCGAGAAGCGAGGCTTCGACTACTTCGAGGTCAACGAGTTCTACGGGAGCCGCGACCTCGTGCCTCCCGGCATCAAGAGGGACTACGTCAGCTCGACGCTGGTCTACGACATCCCATCCGTCATTCGCGAGATCGAGTCCGAGTACCGCGAGAAAGTCCTTCGAGGAGAGATCCGAGCATGAGCAACCACACCAACCCCAACTGGACCGGCGACGAGGGACAGGAGATCGAGCTCAGCGAGCAGGACCAGGCAGACCTGGCGGCGCTCACCGAGGAGCCGATCAACCACACGCTCCTCGAGATCTGGAACGAGGTCCTCGGCTCGATCGAGCTCAGCGTCGCTCACAAGATCCCGGCGATCGTCGCGAACAAGGTCGTCTCGAGCTGGCCGAAGCTCAGCTACCAGGACACGGCGCGCTACCACGCCCGCTACCACGAGATCCTGACGGAGTACCGCCGGATCCTGCGCGAGCTGATCGAGGAGAACCCCGGCTGCCTCAAGAACATCGGCGAGCGCGGCACCGAGTTCTTCGACGCCGAGGCGAACCGCGGTGTCTACAAGGAGCTCATCATCCGCTGGAAGCTCTACGACCAGAGCCTGCAGCTGGACTGGGACGCCGTCGACCCCGAGAGCCACATCGAGATCGCGGCCATCGCGGACGCTGCGGCGTTCTGCATCGGCTCGACGGGCCTGATCCAGCACCTCGGCGCCCCGCAGATCGGCTTCACCCAGAGCTCGGGTGACCAGGAAGAGCTCGAGGCTCGCCTGACGGAGGCAGCGGAGGCGCGAGTTGTCTGATGTCACCAACACCACCGAGCCGTCGGCCGAAGAGGCTGCAGGAATCGTCCTGGGCTCTGACGCTGCTTCAGCGTTCGCGGCACTCATGGACGTCCTGGCTCCTGAAGAGAGCCCGGAAGAGGACGGCGCGAGCGGAGACCCGACTCCTCCGCCTGCGGGTGGAGACGGACTGGCAGCTGCTGCACCTGAAGGAGCTGGAGCAGCTGCAGCTCAGCCTGTTGCACCGGCAGGCGGAGACCCAGTCGTCCCTCCGGTGGCACCAGGGAGCGACGCTGGCCCTGCCGCCACGGGCCTTGATCCCGTCGCACTCGCTCCCGCCTGGGGACAGCTCCGGGACGGCCTAGAGAAGAAGCAGAACGAGGAGCTCACGGACGCCGCGGTCGCGTCCATCCGTGAGGACTTCGGGACGTACATCGAGGCCATCGAGAAGCACCCACGCCTGCTGATCGGCGCAGAGGTTCCTCGCGCCGACGGCAGCGAGGGCATGGAGCGGATCAAGGACGAGGCCGACGCGAAGAGCTGGCAGGACGCGATCCGCGGCCAGCTCGGCAACGAGGTGCGCTCGCGTGTCTCGCGTGCTGCGGACGAGACGCGGACGGTGATGACCAACATCCACGCTGCGATTGCCCTCTTCGAGAACAACCCCGACATCATCCCGAAGAGCAAGACGTTCGACAAGGAGCTCGCAGACAAGTTCGCCAACATGGTCGAGCCCTACGAGTTCCGCGTGGACGGCAAGCTCAACGGGTACACGGTGCCGGTGCAGGGCTTCCTGACCCAGCTCCGCAAGGACCTGGCAGCGCAGAGGGCGGCGGCAGCGACCGCAGCCACCCCCCCTGCGCCCACGGCACAGCAGCAGCGTGCCGCCGTGCAGCCCCGCAACGACCAGCAGCAGTTCACCACGCCGCCGCCGGGACCGCAGGGCGGCATCCAGAGCAAGGCAGGAACCAGTAGCGACGAGGGAGAGGACTTCAGCGTTCTGTTCGGGACACTCGACCCGAGCTTGCGAGACTTCCGCTTCTGATGCCTCGCTTCCCTCAGCACTACGTGCCACGTCCTTACCAGGCAGAGCTCCACCACATGTGGAGGAACTACCGCATCGGTTGTGCGGTGTTCCCTCGGCAGTCTGGTAAGGACGTGGCCATGAGCATGGAGATGGTCGAGGCCCGTCTGCGTACCCCGAAGACCACGGGGACGTACATCAGCCTCGACAACCCCATGATCCGAGACATCCTCTGGGACAAGACCTACTCGGATCCGCTCACGCACGAGCACATCAGGATGCTACAGGACAACGTGCCTCGCGACCTGATGAAGGGTGACGGCTGGAAGAACACCGTCATGGAGGGTCGCTTCGCGAACGAGAGTCGCATCAAGCTGCAGGGGTACTTCCAGAACGGCCGCGACAAGAACGGTGTCGGCACGTCCTTCCAGGACTACGCCTTCACCGAGCTCGCGCTGTTCGACCGGGAAGACCCGCTGCCGCGACTGATGCCGATCATCATGAGCGAGAACGGGAAGCAGCGACTCATGGTCGCCAGCACCCCGCGTGGCCGTCGCAACAACCCGCTCTGGCAGCTGATGGAGAGCCAGGCCAGCAACCCCGAGTTCAAGGTCATCATCCGCACGATCGATGACCTGAACGAGATCATGCGGAAGAATGGTCTGCCGCCCGTCCTCACGCAGGGGAGCCTCGAGAAGATCGAGGACACCTACATGAAGCGGTTCGGCAACGCTCGCATGTTCCGCCAGGAGTACTACGTCGACTTCGACGAGATGGACGCTGCCGCCGTGTACGGCGAGGCGTTCCTCCGGCTCGGCGCAGAGAACCGCATCCGCGAGTTCAACCTCGACCCCGGCAAGCCGGTGTACGTGGCGTTCGACATCGGTGCCTCCGGCCTCCACTCTGACGCGACAGCCTGGATCGCGTTCCAGTGGTATAATGGACAGCTCTTCCTCTACGACTGTGGAGAAGGGCACGGGAAGGCACTTCCCGAGTACGTCGACGTTCTGCGTGAGAAGCACTGGTTCAACCGAGTGGCGCAGATCATCCTGCCGTGGGATGGTGACCATCACGAGAAGGCGGTCAACACCACCCCGGCGGACATGATGAGGACGAAGTTCCCCAACGTCGCCGTTCTCGCGAAGAGCAACAAGGTCTGGAAGGTGCCCGGCGCCCGGCAGGGCGACTACGACCTGATCACGGACATCCAGCAGGTCCGCATGCAGCTGTACAACACGATCGTCCACGAGGTCAACTGCGACCTCGTGCTCGACTGCATGGAGAACTACAAGTACGAGTACAGCGCCAAGGAACAGCAGTGGAGCGGGAAGCCGCGCCACGACAAGTACTCTCACCTCATGGATGCCCTGCGCTACGTCGTGCAGAGCACCAAGGAGCTCGACTTCTTCGGAGGCAGCTTCTACGACCTCGCCCCGTCCGGAGCTCGCTCGACGAGCACGGACTACGTGGAAGACTGGAGCAACGTATGGTCGCGCTGAAGCGGACGAAGACCATCAGGGAGGCGCTGCAGCACCACGCAGACCATCCCAGACACCTGGACACCCTGACCATCACAGACCCCGCGTGGGAGCACATCGCTGCGCGGCTCTACTGGGTGGCCAACCACCCTGACGCCCGCGTGCGTGGCAGCATGGGACGGGCGACACGGGCCCAGAAGATGATCCTGGACCGCATGGTCGGCAGACGCCGGCCAGGCACACACCCGGCTCAGGCCAGCAACGAGAGCATCGAGTTCGTTGACCTCACAGCGGGCGTGCTCGCTGAGGCAGCGGCAGCAGCAGAGGACGAAGAGGATGTGCAGGCATGACCACGACGGATGTTACGTCGAGCAACACGACAGTCGAGCGACTGCACTTCCGGAAGAGCATTCCGAAGGAGCACCAGCAGAACCTTGACACTCGCATCCAGTGGCTCTGGAACCAGCGCTTCGGCACGGTCCAGACCATCGCGATGGAGAGCGCCGACCTGCAGGACAAGACGGCGTGTACGCTGTTCCTGCAGGCCATCATGGGCGGCGACCTGGACTCGATCGCCCTGATCCTCAGACGACTGGAGGGTGGTCCGCAAGCGGACGAGGAAGTTCTGGAGCGGGCCACACTCCGCGTCTGACCGTCGTTAGCCGACCATCGTCGATGAAGGGCTGGGTTACGGGCAGAGTCCTGTCTGTATCCTCGGCGAATACTGGCAGCTCGAGCTGTCTCCACCGGCTGACGCTGCTGTGCTGAGTGCCCGGACGGCCCACCTAGACCGCCAGCGTTCCTGCGTAGAACTCAGCCCGTAGCGTCATCATGAGCGGGACGCGGCGCTTCATGCGATGACCGGGCTTCACCCGGTAGCAGTTCGGGACCTTGTGCCCGGCGATGTACGTCGTGTACGAGGCGCCGAAGTAGTGGCGCAGGAAGATGTTGATCACGCGCAGGTCGATGGGGCTCTTGCCCTCGAGCTCGATGTACTCCTTGACGGAGACACCGGTCGCCCACTCGTAGATCATGCTCGCGCTGATGCGGTGTCCGGTCTCCATGTTCAGCTGTCGGCCGAACTTGCGGACCTCGCGCTCCCACGCCACCTTGAGTGGGTTCTCCCGCACCACGAACTTATCCGCGGTGATCGGCATCTTTGAGCGTTCCTCATCGTTGAGGAGAAGACTGTTGACGCGAGGTGACGGAGCCACTGCCGTGCTGTTGCTCGGCAGTCCCCTCACATCACTCCTCTCAAACTTTGCCTTCAATTTCTTCTCGACCTCTGTCAGGAGGTCGTCATCTACGAGTGTCATACACTCATTATAGCCTCGCGCAGCGAAAAATTTTCCTATAAAAAAGAGAGTGGGAACGCCCCGAAGGACGTTCCCACCTCTCACTCGAAGTACTTCATCTTCTGAATGAACAGATCGAACTTCTGCACCGCACGCTTCCGGTCCAGATAGTCGAGCCACTCGAACAGGCCCACCAGCAGGAGGATCCCGATGACGAACCCGAGCAGGATCCAGAACCAGAGCCAGATGGACTGGTCCAGGGTCATGAGTAGCGCTCGATGTTGCGGATGATGTCGTCGATCTCCTTGGAGTCGAGGCCGATCTTCAGTCCCCGCTCGACCACGGGCGCCTGCCACTTGTCGACGCCCGCTGCCTTCAGCTTCCCGCCGATGGCGAACAGCGTCGTGTTGCGCTGCCCCGCCTTGATCGGCTTCTTGAGCTCCTCCAGCAGGCTGGCCTGCAGCAGCAGGATCTCCTCGGGGTCCTCGCTCGCTGCGATCGCCTTGATCGCCTCGGCCTTGGCAGTCCGCTGCTGCGCGTGCTCCAGCAGACGGGTCTTCAGGAACTGCGGCAGTGGCGTGATCGGCCGGGTGTTCCACCGCTGGGTCGGCCAGTGGTAGATGCAACCCGTCCCGCGGATGTCGACGCCCTGGACGATGCCGACCTGGTCCGGCAGCAAGCCGAACCCCGTCGTCTCGTCCCAGTCGTCCTCCACGTAGTACCACAGGTGGTAGCCGTTCCCGCCCTTGCTGGTCTCCGCCAGCGTGTAGGGCAGGTTGCCTAGCGACGGCGCGTACTTCAGGCCGCCGTTCTTCCCGTCGATGTCGACGCAGAGGAGCCTCATGCTCCGGAGAACGAAGGCCATGCCGTGCTTCCCGGCGTCGTAGCCGAAGAGAGCCTTGCGCTCCAGGAACTCGCCACGGAGGTAGCGAGGCATGAAGCCCTCGCCCTTCTTGGACGTGAGTCCCCAGCCGTCCTGCGCCGCCCCGCTGACGTAGGCGCGAATGAGCGCCACGCCGTTGGGGCCGTACAGGTCTGCTGCTCGGTCGGTGATCTGCGGCGGGATGGTGTCCTCGACGATGTACTCGTCGGTCTCCCACCAGGGCTGTCGAGGGATGTTGATCACGCGATCACACCCTCACTCAGGTACTCGCTGCGAATCGCCTTCTCCGTCTGGCAGGGCCAGTCGGACCGGCAGGTGGAGCAGATTGTCAGCTGCTTCTCCGTCCCCAGCCCGTGCGTCTCCTCCTTGTGGATCTCCCGAATCGTCCGTACCAGACTCTTCAGGACCTTGTTCTGCTCCGGGTGCTTGTACACCAGAGTCTCCCTTCAGTTGATTGAGTGCCATCACCGTTTCCGGCTTCAGTGCCTTGATCACGCGCTTGCTGCTCGGGATCTTGGTGTTCGGATCTCTCACCGTCTTCCAGCCGAGCTCGAAGCTCTGCTTGATGAGCGACAGCAGGTCGCCGTCGGTGCGGTCGTGCAGTCCCTGCTGCTCCGCCCACGGCTTGAAGCTATTGATGAAGACGTCCGTCGTCATCAACCCGCTCTCGAGTCTCCCGATAGCCAGAGGATCGCTCCGGCTCAGGAACTCCAGGAACTGCAGGATCGGGGTTCCGATCCATGCCTGTTCCATCTGCAGCTCCATGCTGCCCTTCGTCAACACCAGCTTCTCTGCCACCTCGTCCTCACGGACGTAGTGGTCGATCAGCAGGCTCAGCAGGGCGCCGAGCATCGGCTCGCTCGTCATGAGCCGGTGGAACGCCTTGTCCTGCGTGTACACCTTCGGGAAGTGGAACCGTGCCAGTCGCTTCTGCAAGGCAGAGCTCTTGTCACGGGTCTTCGGCTCGAGGTTCAGCGCCTCCAGGAACAGGGCGTTGGTCTGGACCTCCGTCGTTCCCGACTCGTACAGCATCCGAACGTGAGCGGGCTCGCCCGCGATCAGCGTCTTCTCCATCGAGCTGTCCTTGATGTAGGCCATCTCGCCGTCGAAGATCACGTTGATCAGCTTGTTGTTGAGCTCGACGCAGGTGGAGGATCTCTCCGCCATCATCTGTCGAGTCACGCTGCTGATGTTCTCCTTGCCGACCAGCGCAGAGAGCATGCTGAGCAGCACGCCCTTACCGTTGCGTCCCTCTCCGAGGAGCAGGACGTACTTGACCGCGCTGTACCCAGGGCTGAGCATCGTCGCGAGGTGGTAGAGCAGAGACTCTGCTTCCTCCTCGCCGCCCAGCCACTCGACCAGGACGCGGTAGACCTCGTCCTTGTCGTTCTGATCCTCGTTGAGGACGGGCTGAACGTAGTTCGGCGTGAAGGTCCCGTCGTGGTCCACGAGGTTCCCACGCCAGTCCAGCACCTTCAGACCGTTCTGCGTCTTGATGAGGATGCTGACGACGTCCTCGCTGTGCTCCAGGGCCAGCTGTCCCAGCATGAAGTCGAAGTTCCTCAGCTCCGCGTCCGTCGCGAACAGGATCTGACTCTTCGAAACAGCCAGATTCTTCTTGTCGTTCCGGGTGAGCGGGAGCCAGATACTCTCCTTCGGGTCCGGCAGCGGCTCAGGGCTGAGCGTCTGCCAGTGTACCGGGATGTACGTCGTCGTCCCTCTCTGAACCAGTTCGTAGCTGGCTGCCAGCGTCTTAGCCGCGTTGGCCAGCTCCGTCTTGTTCTTAAGATCGGGCATGGTGTCCTTTCTGTTTGAGGTGGGGAGGGCTCATCACCCTCCCCGCCTGTTCAACTCGAAGCGATCTTGCGGATGGTGGAGAGCTGGTGTTCCAGCGCCTTCACCTGATCCGCATCCAGATCCTCTTCGACTGCTCGAAGCAACCGGGTCTCGATTGCCTCTTCGATCTTGCTGTTGTCTGTCATGTCTCTCCCAACTGAGCAGCCGGTGTGTTCACCGACCCCACCCCAAGTTGCTCAGTTGACCTCGTCGTAACGAAGGATGTAGACGTGACGATCATCGTAGTCCTCCTGGGCGACTACTCCTCGTGGGAGTACCCGTCCAATGAGCTGACGACGGAGGCTGTCATCCTCGGTGTCGTCCACGATGATCATGTCCTTGCACATCTTGTCGATGCCGTCAGGACCTGTGGCCATTGATGCAGTGCCGATGAGAACTCGGAACTTGCCGTCGATGAACTCCTGCATCTTCAGGAACTTCTTCTCGGTGGACATGGAGCCGTCGATGTAGCCGTGACTCCAGTACCACTCGTCGTCCCTGTCCGTTGCCCCCTCGTACCCACGCTCGAACGTGGACCGGAGGACCTCGCTCACCGTGGTTCGCTGAGCGAACAGGATCACCGGCCTCGGAGAGATCCCGTCCCCGTCGAGGATGCCCAGCCTCTCGGCCAGCGCCATCGTCAGTTCCTTCTCGTCCGGCGTGAGGATCTTCAGCAGAGACGTGCGCTGCTTGATCTCCATCAGGCTGGACATGATCTTCCCGCGCGTCCGATCGACGTGCAGTCGCTCGAACTCCCAGCTGAACGCCTCGTACCCGACCTCCACCTCGTGAGTGATGTCGGGAGCGTCGTCAGGCATGTACACGACGTTCGGCTGTGCAGCCAGGAAGTCGGCCGCACTGTCGAACAGCAGGAACCTCTCCACGTCCGGCGTCTTCCTGAACGGGTTCTCCACCGTCACACAGTGCCGGTAGAGGAACGCCAGGAACCCGCCGTCGTGCAGCTCCGGGTTGAGGACGTGGACCAGGCAGTAGCATCGCTCCGCGTCGTTGTAGTTCGGCGTTGCCGACCCCAGGATCACGGGTCCAGTCATGCCCCGCACCTTGCGGTCGAGCTTGACCCAGCCCTTCCCCGTCTGCCCGCCCAGCAGGTGGAACTCATCGACGATGAGCGCCTGCTTGCGAGTGACGTTGAAGTCGGACTGCCGCCACTTGGCGTGGCTGATGCAGGTCACGGTGATCCCGAGCGCCTTGCCCTCGCTCACCCACTTGGCGTGAGTGATGGGCGGCGCGATGACGAGCACGTCTGTCTCGCCACGCAGGGCCATCATCGTCAGCATGATCTTCGTCTTGCCGGTGCCGGTGGGGTAGAACACGAGCATCCTGTTGCTCTCGCACTGTTCCCACGCCTCGAAGACCGGTAGCTGGTGTGGCAGCCAGTCCTCGAACCGCGGGTCGTACGCTCCCCACTTGTCAGCTGCTTCTTGCAGATCCATCCGCTACCTCCTGGATGTGGTCGTCGCAGTACGAGTCACACTCGCACTCCTTGTGAGCCTCCGGCGAGCAGGCCGGGCAGGACGGATCCTTGCCAGCGCCCCTCACTGCGTGCCCCGCACGATGGCGGGATGCGGCTTGCACGGCTCCTTGTGGAGCGGGTAGAGGTAGCAGACGTCGTCGCCAGCGGGCTTGCCGCAGCGGTGACGCAGGTACTCCTCCATGTTCCGTCCCTCGACCTGGTCGAGCTTGGAGTGCGTGTCCGGTCCTCCGGTGTAGATCACCGCTTCCGGGCTGGTCCGCGTGACCTGCGCGAGCCGACCCTCCGGGTCCAGGTTGGTTGCCGCCCAGACCTCGTAGGACTGGCCGGCGCCCTGCTGCGTCTGCACGACGACAGGAACCTGCAGTCGCTTGATCTCGTCGTTGATGTACCACGCAGCCTTCTGGAGGTCCTCGATGTGCTTCGCTCGCGCGTCGATCTCGGCCTCGTCCTTCAGACCAGCTCGCCACAGGTACTTCATGGCGTTGCCGGTGTTAAAGTTCAGGTGCCGACCGACCTCGATGAACTCGATCCCACTCGGGTGCGAGTTGTAGTGGCTCGGGTGGTTGACCCTGTCGTTGTCCGTCACTGTGATTCTCCTTGTTGATGTGGTTGATATCCGCAGCGTTCCGCTGCATCATCGAGTAGATCTGTGTAGTTCATTCGATGACGGTCTTCGCGACCTTGAGTGCGGCGTACCGCAGGAACGAGGCTCGCTCGAGCCCCAGCTCCGCTGCAGCCCACTCGATCTTCTCTCGCTCCGAGACACTGGTCTGCGTCTGCATGACCTGGTCTCTCTTCTCGCTCCCCGTTGAGAGTGGCGCCGCCATCACACACCACCCAACGTGAGGTGGAGGTACATGACGGAGTTCCACTCCTCGAGCTTGAGCCCACCGTAGATCCCGATCCGCGCTGCGGACTCGAGGTCTCGGTGGTGGGTGGACGGGAACGTCCCACACTTCAGGGCGTCCAGCAGCTCGGTCGTCACGATCTTCTTGACTCCCGAGTTGTCCATCCACTTGAGGTAGGGCATGGCGCCCTTCAGGTCCCGTTCGAGACTCCTCATCTTGCCGTGCGTGGAGAACACGCTACCCCTGTCCCGGTACAGCTCACCGAACACGAGGCTGTTGTCGCGCGTCATGCGTGCCACGGCCTTCTGCACCCCAACGGCTGTCGCTCGTGGGTCGAACTCATCGTCCTCGGCGGTCCACAGACCGTCGACGACCTCGTGCTCGACCTCGAGACTCCGTGCCCGTGTATCGAAGTGCAGGGCCACGACGCCGTTGTGTACGAGACCGGGATCCACTCCGATCAGGGTATAATGGATCACGAGTGATCTCCTTTCTGTTGGTGAGGGCGGGGCACCGGGGTCGAACCCGGCGCCCCGTCCTCTACTTGGTGTAGCGGTAGTCGTGCTTGACTTCCACCGTGAGTGGGAATCCCACTGCCCATGACGGTACGCTGGTCATCGCCCGTACCATGAGCTCCTCGGTGTCTTCGAGGGTGACGGACGCCGGGCTGTTGCTCGGCTTCCACTCCACCACGATCTCATCGAGGAACTGACCGATGAGCATCGTGTTGTCGTTGTAGCTCAGCGACCCACTCAGCTTGCCGAGGCTGTAGAAGAACAGCTCACGGCACAGGCTCTGAGTGAGGATGCCACTCAGCTTCCCACCGTAGA